ATCTGAGCAGAGTCGCCCGATGAGCCAATCTGAGCAGAGTCGCCCGATGAGCCAATCTGAGCAGAGTAGCCCGATGAGCCAATCTTAGCAGAGTCGCCCGATGAGCCAATCTGAGCAGAGTCGCCCGATGAGCCAATCTTAGCAGAGTCGCCCGATGAGCCAATCTTAGCAGAGTCGCCCGATGAGCCAATCTGTTTTCTTCGGTCTTCGTTGTCGTTCAACTCACCATCTGTCTTAACTTTAGATGGTGATGTAATATCTTTCAGCCACTCGACACCGATATTAATGATGTCAGCAAGTTTCAACTCAGCCTTAATCTTGATACGAGAAGAGCATACCTTTGTTGAATTTTCTTCTTTATCAATCTTACCAGACTGTTCTACCTCTGCATAGCGAGAGCTAAGCATATCGTAGTAGTCCCACACTTCCATTGGAGACTTGCAAGCGTGGAAACCTCGGTTACAACACTTGATTTCTCCGTCCATTTCGTACTCTTTTCCTACTTCGTACTGGAATCCACGGCATTGCATATTCTTATCGAATCCCTTGTACGATGTGATTACATTTTCACTCATATTCTATCTATTTATATCCTTTGCAGGATGGTTAATTACTCCTCAACTACTACTGACTTCCAATCTGGATAGCCGCCCAAGTCCTTCTCTTATCCACAATTCATTTCAAGCCAGTCTTGCAGACAATCTTTAACTACTTCTCTGTCCTCTGAATCATCATTAGATTCAATGACAACCGTAAACTTATGTTTCATATTACTTCTATTTATGCCCGAAGGCGTTAAACTTCTTCTCTTTTAAGACAAGATTCGGTAAATCCCGACCAGATACAAACTCCACCTCTTGCCTTGCACCATCCATTATTTACTTGGTGCTTACATTTCTGTTCCATACGCTTTAATTTCTCATGATATGACACTTAACAACCTTGTTTACTAGATGAGGTCGCGAATTATTGAAATTCTCTATGAACTGGCGTTCCATCTGCTCATGGAAGATGGGCTTGGTAGGCTTTGGAATGGTGATGGTAGCTTGGATTTTGCTACCATCACTCAGCGTCATTAAACATCTTTTTTGAATCTGTTCTATTCCAAACATATTATGTCCTCCTAATATAAGCATCCGTGAAGGTACGGACGAGATTCGTTATACTGCATTTTCAACTTGATGTGTTCAACTAGGTCTATGCCTTCTATGTGGGCTAGGGCGAAGACCTGAACCAGAATATCCTGCAAGCGCAAGGTGTTCATCCATGCTGGCGAGCAGGAGAAAGGGAAGTAGGTCATGCGAGTGATGATGAGGTACATGGCATCAGGAAGGGAGTAGGTTCCGTGCTCGAACTCTACCTTGTGATACTCCTCTGTCTTTTTGAGTTCAATATCATTCATCAGGCATATTATCTTCTGAGAGTTGTAGAATCCCAGAAGCGACATGATGCGGATAGCGATGTCTGCAAACTCAGATTGTACGGTTCCTTCCAAGGATTCCTCGTAGGCTTGTTCCTCAGATACACCCAGCCACTTGTTGTAGTCTTCAATACTACCATGGCGGTCGTGACGGCTGGCTTGAATGGCTTCGCCCATTTCCGTGATGATGAGCATTAACGCTTGGTTGATGTCTAAATCAGACTTATAAAAGCCTTTGGCTTTGGCATTTTCGTATGCCTTGGTCATAAACTGCTTTAGCAGTTGTTGTGTTAATGGTGTTGCTTCCATATTGTTTTTGAATTTATTGTTTTCTGATAGTGTTTCAATCCACATAGCTAAGCTATGACTTGATAGTGAATGCCATATCGTTGAGGGTGCGGCACCAGTTTATCTTGCCTTCTGCGCATAACTCGTTGATGGCATGGTATGGCTGGTGGCATCCTCGGTTGATGATTTCGGCTGTGAGGACGTGTGGCGGCACGATGTGGGCAGCTTCACGCTCTGCCTGAATCTCAGCGATGATGGCTAGGATTTTTTCTTTCTCTGTCTTCATTTGGCGAAGGTAAGAATGAGACGTGGGTGACTTCGGACTGGAACATTAATTGTTCCCACATTCCGTTTAAGTCTTGCTGATACCACAAGCCATCGTGCATCGTTCCGATGATTGGTTTTCCTTTGTACCAGAGTACAATGGTCTTGTGGGTAAAGAGTGCTTTGTGGGCTTTGCTTATTCGCTTGCCTACCTTGATGTAGCCGAATATATCCATAACTAGAAGAGTGATAGCTGACCAGTCTTGTCGTGGTAGTGATTACCTGAGGGGAATATCAGTTCCTCGAACATGGCGGTCAGGCAGTTGGTTACTATTGAGTTTCCTGCCAGTGCATAGAGTTTGCTCTTGCAGATGATGAGTTGACCAGTCTTCTCCTTGCTCATGAGTTTGTCTATGTCAGCTTCGTGGACTCCCATCAGTCGGAAACAATCTCTTGGAGTGTACTTTCTGATTTGGATGGAGTATTTCTTTCCGTTGGGAGCGGTATGAATGATTTCTTTACTCATGATTGTTACGAATGTCATTGATGATGAATCTATTGTGGTAAGCATGGTAGGGGCGATGCCTTGATATACTTGCTGATTATACAAGTCTAAGACTTGCCCCCCCCATATCAGGCTTCACCTTCCCTGAAAGGAGCAGGGATTTCATTCTCTTTCCTCCTGTTATCATATCTCTTTGACTATTAAGAATAGTGGGATGCAATTACCTCCGTGACCCATTGCTGAATTGAGAGTAGGAGAGATTCCCTTGGTGGAATAGACTCTGGTCTGCTGCTCTATTCTGCCTTTGATTTGGAGGTTTGCCAGCTTTATAATTTTGTCGCACATTCTTTTATTTTTAAGATAAATGTATTGTGTTCAAAGGAAGCTGTTGTGATGGTTGGTGATATTTTCGTTTTAAATAAACCACCTTTAAAACTCCCATGTTTGTTTCTGTATATTATCATACTCTTTTTATGATAAGAACTCCACCTTTCGGATAATGAGCGGTTTCTATGAGGTTCATGATGCTTATCATAGAGAAACTGGCTGTGACTGCTACAGAGCAGCCATCAGCAGTTTTCGGTATTGAAATCTTCGGGGTAGAGTTTTTCGATTGATTCATTGATGTCTGCTTTACAGAGATACTTTTCTAGGAGTGGCTGAGACATGAAATATTCAGGAGATACATCGTCTTCCAAAATGTCCTCAACCGTAGTCTCTAACTTGATAGGCGAAGGGAAGTGATACTCTGGGTTCGGCTCGTCTTCTGTGCGTAGGATGGATATTACGAAGATACGCTCACGATTCTGAGGGATTCCGTAATCTTTTGCATTCAATACTTTGTAGAAAGAAGTGTAGCCGTATGAGTCAAGGTCTCGGATATACTGGAAGAAGTACTTTCTCATTGACTTTGAGAGAAGACCTTTCACGTTTTCGAGCATCACATATTTAGGATGCTTGGCTTCCAACATTCTCCTTTCTTGGAAAATAAGAGAAGAACGTGTGCCGCTACCTTCCTCTGCTCCCTTGCGAAGTCCTGCATTTGAGAAGTCTTGGCAAGGAGAAGACCAACTGATGAAATCGAAGTCGGGAACCTCATTCCAATCAAGAAGGGCGATGTTTCCGTAGTTCGGGATTTCCCTGCCATGAAGAAGTCTGTAGGCTTGGATGGCAGAAGGTTCTATCTCGGAAAAGCCAACAACCTCGAAGTCGAACTTAGGATGCTTTTCTTTTAGGTATTTGAAGGCTAGGCTCTGACTGCCATATCCTGCAAAAGCCTCAAAGACTCTGAGGGGATGCTGCTTGTTGTACTTACTGATTTGTATCATTGCGGTAAACGGTTTCGTAGATGTTACGGATTCCACTGGATACCCAAGCGTTCCAAGGTTCCATTGGCTTGATATATCTCCAACTGCTTTCTACAGAAGCTCTGAGGGTTCTTTTGGAGAACTTCAATCATTCCGTAGATGCGCTGGCGGAAAGCGTGGTTCTTGTCTTCTTCCGTTATCTGCTGCTCTACCTTGGTCTTGGCGATGAGTTGGCTGATTTCGGAAGGATTCTCGTTAACGGCTGCTGGCGGTGGTGTGGCTCCGATGAGTTCGTCTTCCCATCCTCGCTGGTTAAGGAAAGTTTGGAAGTTCTTTCTGTACTGCTTGTCGGGCTGGGAGATTACATAGAGAGGTATGTACTCTATAGCTGCCTTGCGGTCTTTCAGGCTCATGGAGTTCCACTTCTTCTCGAGTTTGGATTTGCAGCCCACCTTCTTTTCGTATAGGTTCCATGCTCGCTCAAAGGTATATTCGTCTTTGACTTCCTTGGGAGGAGCAGTTACCTTATAGCCATTCTCTTCTAGAAGCTGGATGGCTTGTTTGATTTCATCTGTCATAGTTCACCATTTAAATAATTGTCGATTGCTTGGATAAATTCATCTATAGAGCGGACGATGATGTACTTGCCACCATGTCGTTCTACTTCATACTGGAATACCTTCTGTTCTGGTTCCTGTCTGCCTTTCGGTGTCTTGTTTTCGATGCAGAGGAAACCGTACTGGGAGGTGCGCTTCAGGAGCAGCATATCAGATACTCCTGCCTTCATACCTTCCTCTTTCAGCCATGCGGCTTGTCGGGAAGTTCGCTTGCCGCCATTGGGAACGGCAAAGAAGACTCCTTCAAGGTCAGGATATACCCCACGGATATACCTGACCTCTGCGGCTTGCAAGTTGTGCTCATCATAGGATGAACGCTTGCGTATCTTCTTGCCTTCCTGCTGTAGCTTAGCTTTGATTTCAGCGTAGCTTGCCATTACCAGTCGGTTGAGAAAAGGTCGTTGAGAGAATCTTTACCCATTAAGCGAATGGCTTCGTCAGCAAGGTCTGCGTTCTTGAAGTAAACGATTCCTTGATTTGTCGTATGGTTAAATGTCACACCATAAAGTATATCCTTGTAAATATACCAATTTTTACTACCGTCTTTGAAGTTAGGTTTCCAACCACCATTGAGATACTTGGCGATGTTCTGTAACTTGTTGAAGGCAATAATGCGCTTTGCCTGAGCTTCTGATGTACAGTTGTTTACGTGGCTGTAGCTATTTACCCCTGTTGTTACTGATGAAATAGTGGTATTACCAATAAAAAATGATTCCTTATTCAAGAATAGCTTTTTGAGAATATCACGATAAGTGATAGGGTTGCCTTCCGCTGCATCAGGAGTCTTCTTCTCGTCTCCTTCAATCTTCTTGCGAATCATCGGCTTGCCATCCTCGCTGATGAAGATTTGGAAACCATCAGGAATAGGAATCTCGGTGGCGGAACCATCACCATTGATAATACAAGAAGACTCTAATAAGTTGTCAGACTGACGGATTCCAGTGTGTGGCTTGTCCTCTGTCTTCTCCTCTGCCTTCTTCATCAAGGCTTCGGTAAACATTCCAGCACCCTTACCAAGGAGTGCTCCCAGAAGCATCTGGGCGAATGGATTTAACTCTGTGTTGTTGTTGCGCTGACGGCTATTGTGTCTGTTGTTGCGCTTGTCGTTTCTACGTGTCATATCAATTATAATTTTGTAAAATGTTATTAAACTCGTCTTCTGTAACACCATTAGCCATGAGGATGGTTAGGATGGTATCAAGACATCTACTATATACTTCATTGAAGGCTGGCTCATCCATCTTGGCGAAGGAGATAGACTTGGCTCTCTCCAAGAACTTCTGTCCGTTGAGGTCGTAAAGCGGTTCGCTGAATCCTGATGTTATCAGAAGCTGCTCACGGAATGTGTCTATTGAGCGGAGGTTGATGCGCTGCTGCTCGGTGAGACTATCCCATGCTGCTCTGATAAGGGCGAAGAACTTGCGATGGAACTTTACGTTGCGTGGTCGGACGATATTCGCCTTGACGATGGAACCAACCTTTATCTTTTTCATTTCCTCGTAATCATCATCCGTGTAGGGGCGAAGACCAGTGGAGGTTCTTACTAGATGGATTTCCATACCTTATTTATTACTGATTTGGGGCAGAGAAGGGAAGTCCTTGCTGCTGACCACCTGCATATTGAGCGTTCTGCTGAATAGGTTGACCGCTTGCATTAACCTGAGGGGGAAAAGCCTGCATCTGCTGCTGGATAGGTGCTGGCTGAGGTGGATAGTTGGCTGCTTGCTGCTGAGGAACCTGACCTATCTGGCTCTGCATCATCTGTCCCTGCTGCTGGGCATTTGGTCGCTCTACCTTCCAGCAGTCCAACTGGTTGAACCATCGTCCATCTCTAGACTGATGTGCCTTCAATCCGATGTTTGCGGTGATGATTTCACCAACCTGAATGCCGAACTGCTGAATCTTGCCTGAACCATAAACTTGGATAACGGCTCTTGAAGGGTACTGCTGATTCAGTTCCTCAATAACGTACTCTACGGAACTCCATTGGGTTCCGCTTTGGCTCGTTCCCATTTGAACTTGCCCTGCTGCAATAATCTTGCCTGTAAACTTTACGTTCATATCTATACTTAATTAAGTTTGATTCTTATTGACGGCTTTGTGGTCGTTTCCTTTAGATAGTACTCGTAGTGCTCTGGCTCCGTGTCCTTGAACAGCTTCGTGTCGAAGGTCTTCTTGGTGGTAGCTGCCACATAAGAGTAGGAACCGATGTTGGTCTTGATGGATTTCTGCTTGTTGGCTTCCATCATCTTCATTATCTGCTCCTTCAAATCATCCTGCTTGATTTTCAGGGCATCCATACGAGCGGTTATCAATCTGTACTCCTGCTCTAGTGCCGAGAACTGCTCAGGAACCTCCACCTTATACTGATATTCTGCATCATCAGCGAGATAAGCGTTGATTAACTCGTCTATCTGCTCATCTGCTACCCTAGGTAGCGGCTGGAACTTGCTCTGTCCGTTCTTGAACCACATGCAGACAATCTCCTTCACCTTCAAGTCAGGATTCTGCTCCTCGAACCATTTGGCATAGATGGATAGCTGGAGAGATACATTGTCGTAGTGGAGGGTGGCGGTGGTCTTGTAATCTACCAGATAGATGTTGCCTTCGTTGTCGGCAAAGATTCCATCAATGGCAGATGCAAAGTTCTCGCCATCTGTAACTAGATACTCGGATGCTACATAGTGTAAGTCGAATGCGACTAACATACTATGGAAGGCAAGAAGCTCTTCCGTAGGATTCGGGTACTGCTTGATGTCTGCATCGAAGATGGAGCAGAAGGTTTCAAACGTGTTGTGGATAAGTCCTCCTCGCTCTGCTGCCTTCATCAATACCGATTCAGGAATGTTCTTGTAGGTGTCGGGGAAGGCTTTCTTGATGAGCGTTCCAGTTACACCTTTCAGTTCCTTCTTGCCGATGAAGTACTGATGAGATTCCTCAATGAATGTGACCTTTGGCACATTCAAGGTGATTTTCTTTGTTTCTGCTGTCATATTATTGTAATCCTAATTCTTTCTTCTTAGCTGATACTGCTTGCATGAACTGAGGGCTGGCGGTGAGCGGCTTGTATGTCTGAACTACCCATACCAGATTATCCTTGTTGACACATCTACTAAGGTATGCCAATCCTTCGTTCAAGTCATTGGTGTGATACTGGGGTGTTGCTGGCTGCTGGGCGGCTTGTGTTGCCTGAGCGGTTGGATGCTGAGTCTGCGTCTGCTGCTGCGCTGCTCTACTATCCTGAGCACCATACTTACTATCAATGTCTATGATGTCTTTTCCTGCCTCGAAATAAACGTCTGCTGCTACACCAAGTGCCTTCATTGCAACCGACAAGGCATCTGTGAGTGCCATCTTGTAGCATTCATCAGATACGTATGCACCTTTGCTTTCCATTGAAACTTCTGACGAACCTCCTGTTCCTTGGATGGCATCTGACCATTCTCCGTTCACCTTGATAAAGAGGTCGATGTTGCAATAGGCTTTTACCTCGCTTCCGAAAGTCTCAGTCCACTGCTTGGTGATTACGTACTTCCAACCGATACCGCACACACCAAACTGCTCTGTCATTGCCTTGATGCGCCACATTGGGTTAATGTCGTGCTTTCCTCTTAGTCTTCCTGACTGAATTTGTCTAAGTGCTTGCTGAGGAACGGATTTGAGTTTGTTGTAATAATCTAAATTACCCATATCTTTATGTATTAAGTTGTTATTGATACTTCCATTCATAGTGGCTGCATCTGTAGCCACCATCTGGGTTCTTATTCGGATTGTCACACATGGTCGAGAACAGACAATCGTGACAACTGTTTGCTTTATATCTCATATTGTATGGTTTGAAATGTTCAAATTAAAAACCCCACGGTTCTCACGAATGGTGGGGGAGTAATGTTTCCTATTTAATTAACCTGAGCGGTCGCTACCGCATCGCAAATGTAATCTGTATGGTAAATTTTAATATGTCAATATTTGCAATTTCCTTTAGAAAAGGAGGGGCAGTAAAATGAATATGATTAAAACTGCCACCTCCGTGGAGCGACATCTATACAATCTTGCCGGATGCTGAATCGCTCCTTGGTTCCCTTCTGCATTTGTGGAGGCTTAGGACTCCCAGCACTGGTAATCGCACATATTGTGATATATTTAAATTTTTACGAACAACGAACCTATTTACTAAACTGGAACAAAAGAAAGTATTCGTGCTGGCTGCATTAGAACCGATTTGTAGTTGTGCGCTTCTACCTTTCTGCTACCTTATCTTTAAGGGTCACGGCATGAGGTCTGCATCTTCACAAGTGAACTCCAAGCGTTCCATATTCCACCCAGTGGGTGTATGTATTAGCTTGCCACTTCCACGTCTAAGCATCATCTGTGGTTAATGATGCTCCTTTTGGGTACGTGTACCTCTCTAGGAAGGTTTATCCTATCCGATACAAAGCCTTGGAATCGGGCTATATGGGGCGCAAGGTGGGACTCGAACCCACGACCTCGAAGGGGATGAACCTTCATACTCTACCAACTGAGTTACTTGCGCTGGCTAATCAACAATTTAACTAACTTAAAAACATGAGTAAAAAATGACTATATTTACCACTTGTGGAGACTGGGAGTAGCAAACTCCAAAAAACCTCTGCTGCACCGAACGGACTTTCGCCCTCTAAAAAACATGGAAGACAACATAACTTAATTAATTGATTATTAATAATTTAAATTCAACATTTCATATTGAGGTTCAATCTCCATATATCCTATGGCTCTACTCGCTCACTTCCTTGAAGTAGGAGCGGATTTCCTTTATGGCGAAAAGGAATGTGACAACTGATGCCACGAACATTACATCTGCTAACATAATCTTATCTGTTTAATGGGTTACACAATAGGCTGCTGCCTCTGATTCTATCTCTGCCATGCTCTTGCTGCGGTTCTGCATCATCCAGTCTTCCAACTCGCTCTTCTTGAAGTAGAGTAGGTTGATATTCGGCTTGTAGCAGGGGAGTATGTGCTTTCTGACGTTTTCCCTTACTCCTCGAACCGTCATGCCTAGTATGATTGCAGCTTCCTTAATGTTGAGCACATTCTTTGCTGCTATCAGCGAATACTGCTCGATGCGGTCTAGCTGCTCCTTTATCTCTGGGTCTATCATATCAGTCGAATTTGATGGTTTGTTGACTGGCACTAGCTGCGTTGGATGGCTCTGTTCCACTAGTGCCCTTATCGCTGGGAGTGTTCTCCTGCTCTATTAAGGGGAGAATGCCCTTCGCTTTGAGTGATTCATAAAGGAAGATTCTTCCCTTGGTTGTCCACTCTGTGTTGTACTTCACATCGTGCTGACCATCCTTGCGGATGATGTCAACTGCTCGGCTATGTACGTAACCTCCTTTGAGGAACTGTCCGTACAATATCCACTGACCTCGAACCTTATGCTGAATCCTCATAGATTCCAGTTCCTTGTTCATCCTGACTGCGCTCATTCCGTAGTCCTGAGCAATCTGCGTGATGGTCATGGTGGCGTTGCTCTGCAAGATTTTGTCGTAGTAGCTGACCTTCGGCAGCATTTCGGTAATCTTGTTGCCCAGTTCCATATTCTCCTTGCTGATAGTGAGGATGGTTGCTTGCTGCTGCTTGTTCTCCAAGGCTAGCTGCTGTTTCTCCTCCTCGCTCTTGACTAGAGATTTGAGGGCTTCGAGATAGTTCTGAGGGACGGATGGCTTGGATTGCTCAATCTGTCTCTTCATAGCGTTGAAGGCTTCGATGTATTTCAGTTTGAACTCCATCGCCTTCTTGCCATTGAATCCCATCGCCAGCAGAGTGAAACCATCTTGGTTCATGATGAACATTGGATAACTCTGTTTGTTCTGCTCATTGATGTAGGTCGTTTCCTCAAACATCGGGGTCTCGTCATTTTTAACGATACCCCCTTGAAGTATCTTCCTTATCGCTTTGAGAACATTATCATGAGGTTTCTCAAAGACCTCAGCAACCAGTTTGCTATTTGTTAGAGGTTGGTTGCTTTCACCTCTGTAAACGATTTCATTCATAGGATTCCTCCATTTTTAAAATCGGGCGGTAGTGTATGAAACAGAAAGTGACAAATTTTCATTTTATACATTATTAAATCTACCGTTGCCCGATTGTAGTTTTTATTTTGTACCTTTGCAGGTGACAAATTTTTATTTTAACTTAATTCAATTTCGTATGAAACAGAAAATCGTACATCTACATTCTAAAGTAAACGAGAACGGTGCTCTCGTAGATTTTGACCTTGATGAAGAAATCAAGAAGTTGGAAAGAGACAACTATGTTGTTAAGCAAATCACTTCATCTTCTTCATGTCAGTATTATCCAAACAAGTCAACAGAAACATTTGTTCATGTTTTCTTACTTGTGGAAAATAACCTCGAAGCTCTTTAGTTTCTCGATTTCTACAGCTTTGTTGTGTTTGTAATACATACACAAATTAATTCTGTAGTTCCACTCTATTATTGGCGAGTTATATACCCAGTTGAAACATTCTTCAAAGTTGGTACATGATTCGCCAAGAATATAGAACATCTTTATCCTCAGCCATGTTCTGAATAATCTCTTAATCATATTCACCTCCTTCCTAGTAGAACACGACCTTATCGGTCTCAACCCCTCCGAACTCATTCAAAGCAGCCTGCCTGATGTCTTCGGATTGCTTGCTCTGACTTCTAAAACCTAGAGCGTTGTAGATTGTTTCCCTTCGGCAACCATACCGCTCAGCAAGTTTTTTTCGTCCTTCAAGCGAAACTTTGATAATTTTTATCTTTTTTACTTGCATAACTTAATTTTTATTTGTATTTTTGCTTTTAAATATATAGCAACTTGTTGTTTACGGTTGCAAAGGTATGCAAATATGTTTAGACCACCAAACATTTCTGCATATTTCTTTAGTCAGTTATGTTTATTTAAGTATAGTTTAAAAATGTAAAATGTATGGAAAGTCTTGTAGCACAGAGAATTAAGTCTGTTTTAGAATCTAAACAGATTAGTATAGCTGCATTTTCAAAAATGATTGGAATGCAGCAAGTAACTTGTAATCGCCAAATTCGTGGCGACCAAGCAGTATCACTTGGACTCATTGAAGGTTTCCTGAAAGAGTTTGATGAGATTTCAGCCGAGTGGCTTCTTCGTGGTAAGGGAAATCAGGAGAATGAGGAACCGTCGTTCTTGGTTGCAGAACCAACACCTGGGTATCATGAAGACAGAAACGACTTATTAAGCGATTCCGTCTGGAAGGCGAAGTACGAAGAGTTGGAGAAACGCTACGACCAGCTACTATCTATCTTGGGCGGTGGCATGAGACAAGCGAATGTAGGTTAATATGAATGTTTAATTATAAAAATGTGGTAGATATGAAACTGATTATAACAAATTTATACACGTTGTTAGTTCTAGTGGTATGTGATGCGATAGTCCTCTTGTCTGTGAAGTGGGCTATTACCATTGATGTTGTTTATATAGTGTTGTTAATGATTGGAACATTGCCATTTATGGTGGTGTCGACCTTATTTGATAAGTCGATAACGTTCTTCCCTTATTATTTCATCAGATTGAGACAGGTTGATGTTTATAGTTCCTTTTTCCTATATATGCTTGGCTTTGCTTTTGGAACGTTCTATTTGTGGCATACGTTTTGGCAGCATGATGGTCATTGGATATTAGGATGTATCTTTGGTACAATACTGAACTGGATATTGGTGGCAATGAAAGGAAATGATTTAGTGTTGGTTCATAAAAGAATGGGGGTAATGTAATGGAAGTCTTTATTGGTATCATGTTGCTTTTAGCAATTATTGCTGTAATATTTGTACAGAGAATAATAAGCGTGAATCGTGAGTTGAGTGATAAGAAGGCAAAGGAAATGCTAGAAAGGCTGAGGAAAGATTGTTCTGAACAACATTCAATATGTGTTACTATTGATGGTTGTAAAATAATGCTAAGAGAAGATTTCATAAAGAAAGAATGGAATAAAACTGGTGAAGGTGGAATACCTGTCCGTGGTCAATATGAACCAGCAGTACATTTTCTGAAACGTATTGACGAATATCGCAAAATGAAGGCTGAGCAGAAAAGACGTTATGATGAGGAGGTGGCACGAAAGAAACAGAGTATCTTGAGTAGATGCGCAAAGGCTCCTTTATCAAAGTCCGAGTATGAAGCTGACGAAATATTAAAGAACTACAAAGGAGAATTGTAACTTTCAGTACTTGTGTTATTAATTTAAATGTGTGAGATATGAAAAGATTATTTTTATTATTACTGACACTCTTTATGATAATTGGAGTGCAGGCACAGAGACCGAGTGTTAAGGAACAAATGGAGATTAAGCAGAATTACATGAATTTCTGTAAGGACTTGAATCAACAGTTGCCAATACAAGTGGATGATTACACAAGGTTCTATGCTGTAAGTTTCGTTAATTGGACTCTGACAGCGTATTATCAGCTTGATGTAGATTCTGATGATTTTTCAGAGAATGAACTGATTGAACTTCATGGCGAGTTGCGTTCTGCATTCAAGGAGTCTGCTAGAAGAATGTTCGCCAGTGGCAATTATGATTTGAAACGTGATGAATGGAAATGGTTTATGAGGGGCACAGGAATGAAGTTTAGGGCAAATTATAAAGATGCTTACGACAGACCGATGCTTAATATTACTTTAGATTATTCTGATTTCTAATCATATAAACTCCTCAACTAGGAAAAAATATTTTCCCAACTAGAAAAGTAAAATGGCAGAAATAACTAGCGAACAGAAGTTGTATGTGCTACTGAAATATAAGAAAGAGCGGACAAAGAAGGAAGAGAAGATTCTTTCTATATTAAATGAGAAGGCAAATCTAGGCTCTGCTGATTTAGAGGAAGCGGACAAAGAATGCTGTAATCAAAAGTGGCTAAGCATAGTTCACGTAGTAGAAGAATTGGGTTATACAACAAAGTGCTCTCACAGAATAGAACTATCTGAGTCTGGTGAATCTCAGATAGAAAAGTTCTGGAGAGAATCTAAGTATAACCCTGATAATGCGTGGAAGTCTAGAGTTGTAAAATTGTCTTCTGTAATTACGGCAATAATCTCGTTAGTATATTTCCTAGCGTGGTTATGCCAATTAATACAAAACTCAGTAAGAAAATAATGATGTTCAATAATATCTTTATGTATCTTATGTCTTCTTTCATAAGCCAATAATTTAAAAGTTTATGTGGCAAAGTTACGGCTTTCTCCTGAGAATCAGGCACAAATTACATAGTTTAACTTTTAATCTCTGCAAAGTTTGCAGCAAACGTTGCAAACCTTGCAGAGACTAAGAGTTGGTATGGAGAGGGTACGGAGCGGGTACGGAGAGGGTCTAGTTCTTGTCGAAGAACTTATCAATGAGTCCCATTGCATCATTCTTTTTCTTGTCTATAATCTTGGCATAAATCTCGGTGGTGGCGATTCTTGTATGCCCCATCAACTTGCTGGTAGTGTAGATGTCTGCACCCAGTGTAAGCATCATGGTTCCAAAGGTATGCCTTGCAGTATGAAAGGTGATGTCCTTCTTGATGCCAGCGTTGGCTGCCCATACCTTGATATGAGTGAGAACCGTCTGTTCGCATCCCATACCATTGAAGATGAACTCGTTTCCGTCCTGCTCAGGCAACCATTCTATAGCCTTGCCTGACAGATTGTAGGAAACCATCTTGTTGGTCTTCTTCTGTATGATAGAAAGATGCCATGACTTGGTTCCGTCCTCGTTGGTCACTTCCCTGATGTCCGACCATTTCAGTCTCCTGATGTCCGAGATACGCAAACCGCAAAAGCAGGAGAACATAAATGCCTGCTTGATAACTGGAACCTTGCATTCTGTTTCTGCCAGTTTCTTCACCTCCTCAATATCCAAGAAAACCCTACTTGTTTCAGGTTTCTTTGGCTTCTCTCGCTTATCCACCTCGCTGAATGGATTCTTGTATATCATTCCACTTTTCACGGCTCTGCTGAGCATTTCATTGAGGTGGTTGCAATACATAATCTTGGTGTAGCTGGAAAGCGGCTCTCCATTGCTCTTCTTGGTGTTGTTCAGGAACTCAATGAATCCCACACAATACTTCTTGTCAATGCTAGATAGCTTGATGTTATCTCCCTTGTAGGCGATGAGTTGCTTTCGGGTGCATTCTATCTGTGCTGCGATGCGGCTTGGAGACTGCGATGTCTTCATCTTGTAGGTCTTGAAGTTGTCTATCCAGTCCATGAGCTTCATCTTGCTCTTGACGGATATGATACCCGAAATGCTATTCTTGATGTCCAGTACTCTCTGAGCCTTGATAACATTGGCGGTAACCATAGTTTCAGCATTCTTTCTTCTTGCCTCTGCCTTACCTCTACCCACTTCTGGTACGATGTAGAGTTTCAGGAACTCATAGGTTCTCTTGCCGTCCTTGTAGATGTCCAGATAGACACTCTTGTTTCCGTTGGCAAGTTCCTTGAATCTGATAGTGACAGGTTCTTTTTCGATTGTTTTCTTCCTTCCCATAAGCCTTTCTTTTATAAATCTGCTGCAAAGATAAGCATTTTTTTTGTTACTCGCAAGTTTTGGGTAACAAAATAGTAACAAAACTAACACGTATCAAATGTATAGGTAATGTATATCAAGCTTTCGGATAATTAATTTTTCAAAAAGGTAAAGCGTTGATAACTAAAAGTTTAGATATACATTTGATATACATTAGGTAACAGATAGCTTAAAGTGGGCTATCTACTATCTTTATTATTCCAATATGATTTATTTCACTAGTTAAACATCTGATTTATAGATAGTTATGAATTTCTTTGTTTTTAGTGAGTAACAAAATAGCAACAATGAAGTGTTAATCTTTGCAAAGTAACTAGCTTGCCCACAACAAAGATACGAATTAAATCTTATTCACAATTAGTTTTCAAAAAGGCTTTAACTTAGATTAACATTGTGTCGTTTCGTATATCTGATGTATACCCATTTCCCTAAAAATCCAATTTCCTTTACATTCAACACTTTTTAGCATTTGGCGGTTCCAAAAATTGTTTCTATCTTTGCATCGTCAATGTTGCAGATTGACAGACTAAAGTAGTCCTCCTTTCAAGGCGAAAGCCTACAAGATATGAGTCCCCTAGTTCTTGCTGCAACCAAGACTTCGGGACTCTTTTTTTAATGTTATGCAGTATATAAATGTAACCATAGAACTTCTTAAAGCATACTCTTCAAACAAGAGCATGAAGGAACTTCTTGCGGTTGCTATTTGGATAAAGATGCAGCATAGCAATTCTGTAATGTGGAATGTTACGGAATACAAATTAAGAAAAGAGTTGCATATCGGGAAACCAAAAGCAGAAAGACTTATTCAAGATATGAAGGAAGATGGCTTGTTTACCGTTGACGGAAACAAGGTTATTGTTCATTCATTCCGTGACAACACGATAAAGTGGACTCGTAAGGGTCGTGAGTATCGTGGTGCTATGGTCTGTAAGTTTGAGGTGAAAGAATATACATTGAAGGAACTATTCAATCTTATCAATGAGAAGCTTTTTGAATTTCAGATTTGTGCTGCCGAGCATAAGGACTGTTGTATGAAAGCACCTGAGGGTGAAAAAGTCGGTGCCAAAGGTAAAGCAATCACAATAAAGCAATTTCAGAAGGCTCTCAATACAAGTGGTAGTTCTGTTTCAAGAATCAAGAAGAGACTTCTTGCCAGTGGTAGAATTAATTCTACTCTTGCAGAGAAACATTCCTTTGACATCAGGAATGAGGAAGAAACAAAAAGAACATTGTTGAGAACGAGAAAAACCAAAGCAGACTTTATTGTCGGCACTCTGGGATTTGTAGTTCTTGCCTGTTCTTATTCTATTGCTGATAGAGCGGTGTCGGATGGATTCAGACATCTTATCTATGGCAAGCAGAGTGAAAAGGTTATACAGAAAAACATGAGTAGTATTGGAGGAATCCCTGACGGATTTTTCTGTTAATTGCTTAGGTGTTTATTTTGGTAAGCTACATTGAAAGAAAGAAAATATATTTAGTAAGTTATTAGTTATGATTAAACCAACTTATGAAAAGTTCAAGAGATATTGTATATCGAAGAACTATGGAACAGATGAATACATCAAGAGTCTTTATGATTATCTTGATGAGAGGGAGTGGAAGAAGGCAAATGGAGAGGAACCAGTAAACTGGATGATTCTCACTGATGCTAACTTTGGTGTGTTCAACGCTAAAGGTAAATTCTCTAGAGCAATCAGGGAAAAATTGGCTGAAAAGTCGGAAGATTTCGACCCTGTTGAGCCATTCCCTGATAATGGCATGAACTATGTGGCTTATACGGATGGAAGTTGTGACAATCATTCTAAGTATAAGGCTGGAGGTTCGGCTTATATCGTGTTGAAGGATGGCGATATTGTCAAGATGAAGAATCATGGCAGACTACAGACTACGAATAATAGAATGGAGTTGCTTGCTATCATCAGTGCAGCTAAGTCTTGCCCATCTGGTGCTTATCTTGATATTTATACAGATAGCCAGTACTGCATACTTGTGTTGGGGAAGAGTACTCCACCAAAGAAGAATCCTGACCTCTATGAGTTGTACAAGAAATGCTCTGCTCATTTGGCAGGAGTTCAGTTTCATTGGGTAAAAGGTCACAATGGTGACAAGTACAATGAAATGGTTGATGATTTGGCTTATGGTGCGTACTGCGAGATATGTGAGCAATATAATATAGAGAAATTGAAAAGACATTAAAATTTTGGCTTATGGAACTTGATATGTTGATTAGAGATGCCCTGAGTGATGCCCAGTGGTTAATTGCGAAGGGCGGCACGGATAGGGCAGAAGTCCTGAATCGTGTGATGGGTAAGATTGATGATGTCCTGAAAGAACTGGATGGGGTTGAACTCATTGACCTCAACAAGGTTTGGCATCAGGCGAAAGATGTTATGCCACCAAGAATTTATGGTGGCAATCATGCAGACTTGCTGTGTGTGCATCAGTTCAAGCCTACCTCTCATCCTATTCTTACTCATGAAGAGTACTGCCCTGAGGAGGAAGCGTATCTTAAAGCGAGTCCGAATGACTGGTGGTGCAGAACTGGGGATTTGTTGAAGAAGGAACATCGTGAACTTTATTGGAGATAGATATGGAGATAGAAGTCTGGAAACCTATCGAAGGTTATGAGGATAGATACGAAATATCCAATTTGGGTAGAGTAAAATCCTTGGAACGTAGAATTAGAATTGCAAACGGTCGTTATCGAGTAAAGAAACAGAATATACTGAAGGAAAATCGTGCCCTTCCATATACTATGGTTCATTTAAGCGAGAAACCTTTTTATGTTCACAGATTGGTCGCTAATGCTTTTTGTGATAATCCGTGTGGGTATAATGAGGTAAACCACAAAAATGAAAACATCAGAGATAACAGAGCTGTGAATCTAGAATGGTGTGACCATAAATATAATTGTAATTATGGCACAAGAAATATTCGACAAGCGGCTAAATTAATAAATGGTAAATGGGCAAAATCGGTTGTTCAGTTAACATTGTCTGGCGAATATGTTGCAACCTTTCCGTCAGTAGCAGAGGTTCATAGACAGTTAGGGTTCAGTAAAGCACCAATAACATGTTGTTGTAGGCATTATAAATATTACACATCTTCTCATGGTTATATGTGGATGTTTGAATCAGAGTATAAAAACAGAAAATATGGTAAGTAGGTCTGCTAAATATTATCAAGAGCATCCTTTAGCAAGAAAAAGAAAAGCCATGTATGATAGCAAATTTGAGAGTTCTCCATCTCAAAAAAAGAAAAGAAGGGAACTTGCAAAATTTAACGCTGCTCACGATAAGAAGTATGGGGCAGCTTCACGCAAGGGCATGGATGCTTCACATACCAAGGCAGGAATCAGGTATAAACCATCATCGGTGAATCGTGGTTCCAAGACGGATATGGCTGGGGATAGAAGGGCTAGAGGCGGTCGCTGATAGTGAATAAAAGAATAGGGAGTGCTCACGCATTCCCTATTTTGTTATCCTAACAATCTTAAAACCTATAAACTAAAAAACCTATGAAAAAACAATCGTACTTCTTAATTATGATAAATTCAATTTAACCTTCCTCTTCCGACATCTGTCTCAACTTCTCGGTAAGCGCATTGTGTACCTCACGCTTATCGTCAAGAGTGACGGTCTGTAGCTTAGGGCAATTAAACTCCAGTATCTTGATAAATGTTGCAACCTTATCTTTAGGCTCGCAATCATGCCAAGCTGACATAAAATCTTCCCAAGCCTCTCTAGAAAAGTCGGCACACAGCTCACGAAACTCCTTTGTGATAGGAGATTCGTACCCTTTCTGCTTTCCTCCAGTCTTCGGTCTTCCCTTCTCGAACTGACCTTTTGAATTTCTGTCTGCTGCCATTGTCTTAACTATTTTGGTGCAAAGATAGCAATTATTCGTCAAACGGAAACTTTATCCGTTAATTTACCTCCAAAATAAACGGATAAAATACGATTCTCGGATGCTATTTGTATCTTTGCCACATTATTAATAATTAAAATACATATATATGTTAGGAGCATTAATTGGGGCAGGTCTTGGACTTGCAAGTAGTATCGCTGGTGGTGTAGCTAACCGCAAGGCGAGACGTAAGCAGGAGCAGATGATTGCCCAGCAACAGAAAGAAAATCAGGCATGGTATGACCGAACATACAATGCCGACCCGACCAAGCGTGCTGATACGGTTCGCTTGCTCACACAGATGCAGGAGCAGATTAAGAACAGAAACAAGGCTGCCAAGGGCAGACAGGCGGTGATGGGTGGTATGGAAGACTCCACTACTGCGGTGAAGGAGGCGAACAACAAGGTTCTTGCTGATACTACCTCACAGATTGTGGCTGCGAATGAGTCTCGCAAGGATAATATCGAGCAGCAGTATAGAGAGCGCAAGAATCAGTTACAGAACCAGCAGATGGGCATTGAAGCTGAGAAGGCTGCTGATACCGCTAATGCGGTGGCTGGCGTGGCTGGTACTGCTGCCAATATCGCTGCAACTATTGATAGTGGTGCTGGTGGAGCAAAGAAGGCTCCGAATATGAATGTGACTCAGGAGCAGTTGAATGGTATTGCCAAGAATCCGAATGATGTTCTTGGCTTGAAGGCGAAGACTACTGGGCTACCATCGCAAGGTGAACTGAATAGTCTTGGCTTGAAATTGCAAGAACAGAAAGTAAAAGCATAGCCTATGAAAGCATCAGATATGTTACGACACAATAATGGCTTGAAGACTACACAGAGTGTACTCAACAAGCAGCAGAGTGGGGTGGATGCTGCCAACAAGGTGGCACAGACTCAGGCTCCAGTCTTCACCCAGCAGCAACTTGATGCGGCTGGCAAGAAGGTTGACCAGATGAATGCTGCCACTCCCACCGATGATGCTATGAAGGCGGCTAGGGCTAAGACTATCGCTACTCAGCAAGCTATCGCCAATGGGGTGGACGTGAATCAGGGAGTGCCAAATGATGAGGAGGATAAACCATCCGTGCCTATCGTGAAGAAGGAGGAGCCAGCAGAACAGCCTAAGCAGTTGTCTTATGCCGACATGTATAAGATGCTGAATCCTGAGCAGCAGGAGACGGCTGAACAGAGGGCGAACAGAGAGAAAAAGGAGCGTACCAAGGCTCGTATCGCTGCTCTGGGTGATGGCCTCCGTGCGCTATCCAATATCTACTTCGCTACCAAGGGTGCAAAGGTGGTACACAATCCTGAGTCGGATATGACTAAGGCGGTGAATAAACGCAAGGCATATATGGATGCTCAGAGAGAGAAGAATCGGGCGGCTTGGCTGGCAGGGTATCAGAGGGCACTCGCTCTTGATGAGGAAGCTCGGAAGAATAACCTGACTCTCGCTGAGCAGATGAGGTATCACGATAATATGGATAGAGTCAATAGGGCAAAAGTCATGTTAGACCAAATGAGGATAGCACAGCAAGATGAATACAATAAGGGTAAATTAAGTAATCAGGAGTCTGCGAACAAAGAAACCGTTAGACATCATAAAGAGCAGGAAAGTACTAGTAAGAAGAATGCCAACGCTAATGTGACTAGAGCACAAAAGGCAGGAAAAAATAAAGGTGGTTCTTCTAAAGAAAACTATAATAAAACTCTCGCTGGTTTAACTACTAAAGACCCTAATGGAGTAAGAGCGGTTACTAAGAGTTTGAAACGTGCTGGTGTTCCTCAAAATGCACAGACAATAGTAGAGGCTTACAGAACACAGAATGGTTCATTCCATGGTGGCGGTTCTACGAGTAACAATAGTCGAGCTAAGCAATTAGCCAAGAAGTATGGATTTTAAATAGTAATATTATGCCAGATAATGTAGATAAGTTATTTGAAATAATGCAGGCGAAAGGTGCTGCTAGTGATAGAGGTAAGTTCCGAAAAGTATTCTTGACTCCTGGCAATAAGGGGTATAAGATAAGAAAGGATATTTATGATGGACTCAGGGCAGACGGCATTATAGATAGTCCAACTTACGAGGATTTTAGACGAAAGCTAAGACTTGGTGGTACTCCAACAGTCAATAAGTATCGTCAGCAAATGTTTAACTCTGTTGACCCAAACAAGAGCAGAGCGTCAGAACTTACTAATAGAGCGGTAGGTCAGGCTGTAAGGGCAACCAACAATGTCCGTAAACCAGTAACCGCAAAGGTTGTGAATCGGAAAGGTAAGCCAATTGGAGAGGAGTTTGCCATTACTCCTGCCAAGACCGTAGAAGACCTTGATAGGGAGTATGCTCAGGAGACAACAAAGAACTGGGAGAATGAACTGCATGACCAGATGGCTGATGCCGACAAGGATGCAGCAAAGATTAGCGATATGTTCAAGTCCTTCATCGGTTCTACTGATGAAGTAGGTAGTGTATGGGGTAACATGACTAGAGGTGGCGGTATCGCTGGTACTCCTCATAGTGTTACTACCAACAATGGCATCATGGAGAATACAGAAGCTCGACAAATTCTTGCTGCTGGTGATTACAATCGTAAGAGAAGAGAACTCTTGCAGTTGGAGCAGGATTCAAGAAATGGTGCAATCTTTGACAATCATTCTTTTTTTAGAGGAATGTATGATGCAGCCAAAGATACTGGATTCCTGACTGGCGGTGCATCTGACCTTATCAATGCTGGTTCCTTGCTTGCAACCAAGCAGGATTTGGATAATGGTGTCCATACTGAAGCTGGTGATATGCTGATGCAGCAAGCGGTAAAGAATAGTAATGCACAGAGTCAGTATGGTGACAATCAGGGATGGATGTACACTGGTGGTGTTATCACTACCAATATGGCTCCTTTTATGGTGCAGATTGGTAGTGCTGGATTTTCCAAGGGTATGAGTAACGCTATTGGTAAGGTAGTGCAGAGTGCAGCTTCCAAGGTCGCATTGGGTATGATGAATAAGGCAATTGGATTGACAAGTACTCATGTCGCAAACATCATAGGTAAAATGACTGGTCTTACTACCAAAGCATTCGGCAAGGCTATCCAGTATGGAATTGTAGGTGCTGCCCAAGCTAATACGGTTGGTCTTGGAAATGTGGCTAACGATGTGATTAACCGCTATACTGGTCAGGTCTATCAGGATGAGCAGGGCAACTACAAGTTTGGCACATTTGATAGTGATGGCAATCTTGTGCATGAAGGCGGTGAAGACTTCCTTACTGCTCTCGTAAAGGGTGAGGCGGCTCAGACTATTGAGTTTGCTACTGAGTTGGCTGGCGGTGGAATTGATGCTGCTGGTACTGCCCTGAAGAACTTCGTTACCAAAGGTGGCAAGAAAATTATCAACAAGTACAACATGGAGAATGTTTCCAAGGTGATTGACTTCTTGCTTAATAATAAGGTGGCAAAGAATGCAAGATACTTGAAGGCTGGTGCTGACAGAACTCTTGGCAAGGTTGAAGTGAATAGTATTGTCGGTGAGTCTCTGGAGGAAGAGTTGGGTATCATCGCCAACACGGTCTTTACTGGTGATAATAAAATCTCAGACTTGTGGGATGAAAAGCAGCAGTCTCAGATATGGGGCGGCATGCTCTTGTCTATCGGATTGATGAAGGGTGCTGTTGCTCCTTTCCATGCTTATAATGCCAAGCAGTATTATTCCTATAAGCATAAGCTAGACAAGGCTGATGTGAACTTGTCTCAGTTGCTCGGTAAGGAGAAGTGGGAAGAACTCCGTAATCAGATTGATACTACAACAAACGATGATATGCCTGAAATGGTAAACAGAATCAATCGTGATGTTGCTCTTGGTAAGAACAGACAGCCAGTGCGTGAGTATATTCAGAACTTGCTCATCATGCGTGGATATGACATTGGCAACATGCTTGCTGCAAAGAAGGCAGTTGAAGACAAGGGTGAAGGTGTCTCTGTGAAGAATATGGAGAAGAATCAGGCATACCAGCAGGGTCGTGATGCTTATGGCTACGATACTCATGAGATTCAGTTAGACCAAGAAGACAAACAAAAGTCTCTTGCCCAACTTCTCGGTATCTCAGAGCAGCAGTTGGCATCCATGAGTGATGAGGAACTTGATGCACTCTCTGGTCGTGATGATAATATTGATAGGGCTATCTATGACTACCAGTTATCTACTGCTCGCTATGAAGGTGTGATTGATAATGCAAGAGACCAGATAGACTTGGAGGTTCAGAGGGCAGCACAAGCGGTTGATATGTACACAGACAAGTCTCGCAATACAATCCGAAATGCTACCATCAAGGCTACTGGCGGCTTGGAAGACTATGGTGTTTATATTATTAATGGTAATATCGCTACCCATGAAGATGGTTCCATTGATATTAGTAATAGTGATGATATGATTCTGTATTATGACCCAACTACCAATACGGTTGAGCATGCTGATGCCATGATGTTTGCTGAACTGGGTAGTGAGGAGAATGCTGATGAAGTGAGAAGTCAGGCTATGGCTGATGCCAAGGAGAAGGCTATCAAAGAGACTACTGGTATCATTGATGGTGTTGTAGAGGTAGGTACTCAGTTCAAGACCGTTGATGCAGATGGAACAGAACATACTTATGAAGTACTCGCTGATAATGGTGATGGTACTGCCATGATTACTATTGATGGCAACATTCCAACTGAACTTGTCAAGGGTGAGAATGTAAATATTCCAGTCTCGTTTGAAGAGTTGCAGAAGATGAAGGATGAGTCTGACCAGCAGAGATTGCAAGCGGCAAAGGCTCAGCGAGAACAGATGGAGAAGGAGCGTGCTGAGCAGCAAAATCAGGAGACAGAAGAGACTCAACCTTCATTTGACTTCAAAAAGATACTCAATGATAATGGTAACGTGGTGCTTGCTGATGTACTCGACGAGGATGGCAATACAAGATACCCAAACTCAAAGTTATTTCTCATCCGTGATTCTGGTGCTAAAGCTAAGGTGGTAGAGTTGAAGAGTGATGGCACTCTTAAATCTCATGCCGTTGATAAGAAAGACGTGAGAACTGCTACTACTATGTCGCTCGATGAATACAAACAAGCTATGGCTGAATCCTCAATGATAGAGGATAATAGTGGAGAGAATAGAGGTGAGATAGAGGCTGAAACTTCAATAATAGAGGATGCTGAACCAATAGGAACTGGTGCGTTTGGCAACATCTATAATCAGTTTAAGGGCAAAGTTAAGGAGGCTTTCAACTTCCTGATGAGTCATAAGAGTGGAGATTTACTTGGTGTCTTCCATCGTGATGATGTTGGAGACATTGACCTTGTATGGGGTAACGAAAAGATGGGTTTGGCTCATATCCTTGGAAAGCATGTAGGTGAAGGAAAAGACTTTGAGACTCCAGATGATGCTATTGAAATGATTGAGAATGTTATTAATAGCGGTCGTATCTTCCAAGATAATCAGAATCGCTATACATTAATGCTTGATGGTGTAGGTGTAGGTATCAGAAAGAGTTTCGATGGCGAGAAAAAGAATTGGATTGTGACTGCTGTTGACTTTAATAGAAGTCAAGAAGAAAAAGGAATCGTCACCAATCCCACGTCAACCTCTCATGGTGTTACTGAGTCAGAGTCTGCTGCTGCGCTCAACGATTCCGATGGCAAAGATATTAATAATTCTGCAAACGACAATGAAAATAATGAAAGTTTAACATTTGAGGATGGTACTCCTATCCCAGTTGATGAGAATGGAGAGACTGACCTTAGCCAGACTGATGCTGCTCATGCTGCTGAGTGGTATGATAATAACCTCGGTGAGGATGCTGACGATTGGTTGGATGGAGAAATCAAGAAGGCTAAGAAGGTATTGGAGCAAGCACAGAATAAGAAGGTGACTGGCACTAAGCCTTCTGAGTTGGTTGCAAGCAAGAAAGAGAAGGAAGCTGCCATTGCTGATGCCCAAGCACATTATGACTCTGCAATCTCTATTCGTGATTCGTTGAAGGAAAGAAGAATTGCCAAGGAAGAGAATACTGCTGAGGGTAGGAAGGAACTCATTGAGAAGGAAAGAAGAAAGTTCGCTCGCTTGAAGAGTGCGGTGAAGGATGATGCTGAGGCGGTTGCTCAACTCTATAAGGAGACGGTTGGTTCGTTGCTGCATCGTCTTTACGATGGTACTGGCATTGACGTGACAGATACGATTCCGCTTACTGCTGAGGAGTATGTGGCTAGTAACCTCGGTGCTCACTCTCTCAACTATGAGGGAACAGAGACAAGCAAGGGTGTTAAGCAGGAGACTGGTTTGAACAGAGAAGACTTTGCTAAGACTCAGTTGCTGGCTGCTGATGGCAAGGGAACTACTATTGATAACCTTGTGCATAGTCTGTGGGAGAATCGTCCATCTAACCTTGATTCGCTCGGCACACAAGAGATTCGTAACGCTTTGCTCAGCGTAATCACTAGCGGTTTCAAGGCATCGGAAGCAAGAAACTATATAGAGAATCTTCGTATTGCTCAGGCTGAGAACTTCCTTGAAGAGCAGAAGAAGGCTGCTGACAATGCCGCATTCGCTGAGGAGAATAAGGCTGAATCAGAACAACAGACTGAAACGGCTACTGAATCTGAGGAGAAGACTGGGGAAGACAACTCTGATGAGATTAATGATGAGGATAATGAGAAGATAAATGAGCAGACAAATGAGAATATAAATGCTCCTGAGGTTCCTGAGGATGCAACGGAAGAGAATCCACTTGGCTTACAACTTAGCGAAGATAAGGTTCCGTTTGAAATTGAAGGAGGAAAGAGCGGTGAGACATATAACATAAATGATAATGAAGACAGACAGAGACTTATCAATGACAATAAGGTGGATGATAAGGACATCTTGGATATTGATATGCCTAAACATGTACACAAGGCTATTAAGGAGTTGTGTAAGAAGATGGGATTGAAGGTTCAGTTCCTTTATATGGGCGCAAGGTCAAATGGTTGGATAGAGAATGGAACCATGTATCTTGCTCTGGACACAGAGATGGCTACCCAGTTTGTGTTTGGTCACGAAATGACTCATGCAATCAAGCAGAAGAATCCTGAGGCATACAAGGAACTCGTTAAGGTTGCCATGGCTGTAACGACAAAGAAGAAGTTTGAGGAAGACTTGGCAAAGGTTTACCAAAACTATCATGGTATCTCTGGATATAACAATGTTGATGATTACGTTGAGGAGGTTGTTGCTGACAACTTAGGAAAGTTCATTAATAACTTTGACTTGGCACAGAAGTTTTCTCTTCGTCTCAATCATCCTGTATTGGCAACGATTCTTCATGCTATACAGAAGATAAAGAGTCTGTTATATGGAGACTTCTACAAGTCTGTAGATGCTTTGGAGCGTATCGTTGAAAAGGCATACGTTGATACTGCCAAGGGTGAGGTGACGAACTCTGAGACTGGCGAAGATGTTTCCTTCTCTCTCCGTCAAAAGCCTGAACCTAAGAAGAAGGGCATCGGCTACAAGGTGTTCGTGTTGAAGGATGGCAAACTCTATCCACCAATGGTAGCGAACCCTGATGGTGCTGCTACTCCAGTAGGTGTATGGCTTGATGCTGATGCGGCTCCTATTGCTGGAGAAAGCAAGACTGGCAGACCTCAGGTTAAGCAGGGCGGCAAGGGAACACAAGGCGGTAGCGGTAAGCTAGCCTATAGACCAGGCTGGCATCTTGGTGTTGTGCCTTATGCTATCCAGTTCAACCGCAAGGATGCTGAGGGAAACAAGACTCTCTTCCCTAAGAACTTTGTCTTCGCTGAGGTGGAGTATGCTGCTGATGTTGATTATCAGGAGGAAGCTCGCCAAGAGGGTATCAATCCATCGGGTAAGTATCAGCATTCTCTCGCTGGCTTGAAACATTTGCCTACTGATGGCTATTATATGTATCGTACCAACCCGAACCCTGAGACTGACCCTTGGGTGATTACTGGTGCGATGAAGGTGAACCGCATCTTGACCAGAGCAGAGCAAGCAGAACTTGTGAAGAAGACTGGTCGTGAACCTCAGCAGATTCAGGAGGGCGATATTGTTACTGATGATGTTGTGAACAGCATCAATCAGGAGATAGCTGATGCCCCTAAGTTCTCGTTGAAAGACCCATTCAAGATGTCTGACAATGAGAAGAAGGAGCGTGGTGATAGACTTATTAAGGCTCCAGCTATTAATGTGGCTAGTGGTGTCATTCAGAAGACTGCTGACTTGTCTGCAAGAAAGGCTGCTGAAAAGTGGTGGAATGAGAATGTAGCAAAACCTCTCGTCTTCAATACAGAGGTTGGTGATGTGGAGATTAATGATAAATCTATCAAGGATTCACTTGCTCATAGATACAGACAACCTAAGTTGGATGCCATTACATCATTACCTGATGGATTTGGAAATGCGGTGTACCTTGGTACAATGAAGGACTTCACTAGGGATGGTGATGTAAACAATCACTATTTCGCTTATCCTATCAATTATGATGGGCAGAGAAACTATGTGTTCTGTCGTGCTATGCAGGATGCTAACAAGAATAGATTATATGTGCATGAGGTGTTTGTTGCTGATAAAATAAACGAGGGCAATACCCTTCAAACCACAGCGTCACAGCCTCATGGAGGTATTGCCCTCTACAAAGAAATTCTTGCGAATGTTCTTTCTGCTGCAAAGATAGACAATTCTTCTGAAACTACCAAGGAAAATGGCGAAAAGTTTTCATTGAAGGACGAAAAAACTCTTGCAGGAGTGCATAACATTACTGAGGAGAAGCTGAGAAAGGCTTTGAAACTGGGTGGCTTTGCCAATCCTTCTTTGGCTGTAATTGATACTAACAAGACTGGTCACGACAACTTTGGAGAGATTTCCTTCATCGCTCCTTCTGCCCTTGTAGATAAGCGTACTGGCAAGACTGCTGGTACTTGGATAACTGATGCCTATACTCAGCGTTATCCTTCCGTAGAACGAGAAATGAGCGAGAAAGGCAGTCAGAAGTTTAGAGACTGGGTTGATAGCCTTGAATACCCAAGTGAAGCTAAGGCTGAGATTAAGAGACAGGCAGAGGATGCTCTGAGCAACAATAATGCTCCTGCTTGGGAATTGATGTACTTGAAGGAAAAGGGTATTGACATTAAGGAGTATGATTCAAGAATTGATTATCGCTGGAAAGAAATTATCAAAGACCATCCAACTGTTGAGGACATTCTGAATAGTATGAATACTGACCCTGAACTGAATGAAAAGGTTACAGGTCTCGCTAAGCATATCATCGTTGACCCTATACGGGGAAAGATTTCGTTGGAGGTGAGAAGAAAGATATATGAAGAGACTGGTGTTAAGATGAGTTCTCTCAATCCACAAGTAAGAAAACAGACTAAGGAAATCTTTGAGCGTGACTATGCGCCAAGTCTTCTTAACAAGAATGGTACACCAAAGAAATCCGATGTAAAGAAGGTTGTTGAACAGATGGTGAAGGAGCACAACGACACAAAGAAGTATGACTTCTATCTGTCTAAGGTGAAGGCTAGTAATTACGTCAACAAGAATGGTCTTTATGATGATTACATCAGATGGCAGGAGAACAAACTGGATGAGTTCGGAACAAAGAACCGTATCTTCCGTGGCTATACTAAGGATGGTTCCAGAAAGTATGTGCCTGAGACTCTTGAAAATGTTTCAAAGGCTATGAGGGAAGAAGCAGATGGGCAGACCAATGGAAGCGAATATACCTCGTTTGGTAGCTTTATCGCAAAGTTGGCTAGTCGTGTTGATTCTACAGACGAAATGCGTGCCAACAAGGATAAGTTGTCTTCTAATAAGGATAAGGAAGAATTTTACGAGAAATGGTCGGACGTATATTATGACCTTGCCAAGTTCTTTTATAATGATGTGTTCTATGGCGAGCAGAGACTTCACGATATTGTATTGCAGTCTGACCCTAAGAAGTATGCCAAGAAAGAATATGGCATTACCCTTACTCCTACCTTCATGAAGAAGCTGGATGCCTTGAAGAATGCAGTACAGACAGAGTTGAAGAGTGCGTACTTTGAGACTAAGTACAACAGACCTCTCCGTCTAAACGAGTTTGCTGCTGCCGTGGTTCCTGATAACTTGGGCGAAGATGTACGCAAGGGAATAGAGAATGCTGGCTTACCAATGTATGACTACGACCCGAATAAGGAAGGTGACCGCAGCCGTGCCTTCAATGAAGCTATCAATAGTAGAGACAATATCAAATTCTCTCTGAAATCTATGATGGCGAAACCTGAGGGATGGAAACAAGCCAACAAGAAGGCTATACATATTGCAGAAGCTATTGAGCGTGACCCTAAGTTCTCCTTGAAGAACCTTGATGGAACTCTCATTAAGGCTGGAACATATTTTAGCGGTGGCGGTCTTGTTGAGGAAGGTTTGAAGGGTATCATCGACCCAGTGGTGGCAGTTGAGTATGACGAGAAGATAAGCGGTGTTTATCGCAACAACTTCGGGCAGCACATCGTTACTGCTGATGTTCGTGATGTTGACCCAAGAGAGTTGGTTAAGCTGATTGATGGCGAGGTAGAGTACTTCCATGCCAGCCCAGTCTGCAAGAACTACTCTCAGGCAAAGAGTAACCATGCTGAGGTGGAACTTGACAAGGAGACTGCTGCTAGTACTGCCGAGTTCATCAATGCTATCAATCCAAAGGTGGTGACAATCGAGAATGTGAAGGGATATAAGGATTCGGATGCCATGAAGACTATTACCGATGCTCTGGATGCCAACGGCTACACTTGGGATGCAGATGTGTATAACGCTGCTGACTATGGCGGCTACACCAACCGAGAGAGATTGATTGTCCGTGCGGTTCGTGATGGCAAACTCCCTGAAAAGCCAAAGAAGATGGCACGCAAGAGCGGATGGTATGAAGCTGTGGCTGATATTATCCCGACCCTGACCGAGAAGAAGAATGGTGTGGCTCCTTGGATGGATATTCGATTGAAGGCTGATGGCATTGACTGGCGAAACATTGACAAGCCATTATATGTGATGGGTAGTGCCTATGCTGACGGAAAGGTTCCTCATGCCTTCGCTGATGAACTGCTGCCTACACTCCGAACCAAGAGCGGTGATGTGATTGTGATGCCTGATGGCAAGGTATATCGTGCCATGGGCAGAGTGCTCGCTAGAGTATCAGGAGTGAGCGATGATTACAAGATGCCATTCTCTGAGAATCTGAGCCATACCATCATCGGCAACGGAATCCCTACTCAGTTGACCGAGCATGTTATTGCTCCTCTGCTTACTGGCTCCGACCCTAAGTTTAGCATCCGTACCTATCACGGCACTGGTGCTAGCTTTGACAAGTTCGATTTATCTCATGCCTTGGAAGGCGAGGGAAGTGAGAGCTTCGGTCATGGTGTGTATGTTACCAACTCTAGCAAGATTGGACGTGAGTATGCCCAGAGAGCAAAGAATAGAAAGATGGAAGACCTCTATAAAAATATGCGCTACCCTGATGGGGTGAAGGGCGATATTTTCAAGAGAAGAGTCTTTGGTGAAATGGTGAACGATGTGGCTACTGGCGGTAGTGTGGCAAGTGCCAAGGAGTTTGCCAAGAAACGTGTCGGTGCTGATGCCAATGATATTCAGCGTACCCTTGAAAACTTGAAGGATAGAGAGAAGGGAACTGAGTATGAACAGAACTTGAAGGATAGACTTGCAGAGTATAAAGAAGGCTTGAAGTGGATTGATTCTCTTGATGAAGATTATCTTACCCAAGGGAACGCTAACAGATACGATGTGGATATTCCTGATGATAACGGTGAAAATTACCTTGGATGGAATGAGTCTCAAAACTTCCCATTGGAAAAATGGTACAGACTATGGGAAATAACTCATGAAGGGTTTAATGAAAACGAGTATTTCAAAGATGGTGGAGCGAGATATGATATAGATAGGATTGAGCGTATCACCCAAATGAAACTTGAATCGCCAGAGAATGGTATGCAGAGACTTCCTACATTAAAAGGTGAAGCATTGTATCATGCTTTGGAAGACTTCTTCAACCGTGAAAGACCTTCGTATGGTGCAGAATTAGCATCAAGGGCTTTGAGTGAAATAGGTTTTGTCGGTATCAAGTACCCTGCTGGAATGATTCATGGCGGTGCTGAGGAAGGAGATTACAACTATGTGATATTCGATGAGAACAATGCCAATATCGTGGGTAATACCCGATTCTCCTTGCGCTATGACCAGTTTGAACACGACTTGAACCAGTGGAAGAAGGATAATAATCTGCCTAAGGATGCCCAGCGACCAACCATCCCACAACGCAACGCTGGCGAGAGTGCTGCTGCATTCTTGAAGAGAGTGGATGAGTACCGCAAGCAGATGGCTCTTTGGAAGACTGCTCCAACATACGAGCAGCATCTTCTGAGTGATGATACTGCCCTTGGAGAGTTCAACCGAGAGTTGCAGCGTGGTTCCGTGCTGAAACGTATCGCCTTCCAAGATAGTATGCTGGCTATCCGCAAGGCTCAGGAAGCTATCATGAAGGAAGTTGGTGTTGACCGCCTGAATATGGCTGAGGATGCCTATACTGCCGAGAACCGGAGTCACGGCAAGGGAAAGAATGAGTTTGAGGAGTACAATAATGAGTTCTTGCAGCCATTGAGAAAGGCTTATCACCAGATGAAGAAGATACTTGGTGATAGCTACGATAATGTCCGTATCTACATGATGGCTAAGCATGGCTTGGAGCGTGATGCCCAGATGGCATTCAAGAAGTCACTGGATGCTGACTTTGAGGATGTGGCTCAGAGAAGTGCGGCATACAGGGCTTACAAGGGCGATATGAACCGTATTACCAATGATAGCGATTTGGAGTTTGGAAGAGTGGATTTCACTACTTGGAGGCAGAGAGATAATGCTCTCAGAACGAAATATTCTCCTTCCTATATGGACTATCGTTATGATGAGAATGGTATCGCCTACGATTATTCAGGCTTGTCGGCTCTCTTCGGTGGCTCTGACTTTGAGGAAGCTGCCCACAAACTGGTAAGGGATATTGAGAGTAGTCATGTAGCTGAGGTGCAAGACCTCTGGAATGCTACGAATGCGGCTACCAAGAAGATTCTCCGTGATGGCTATAAGGCTGGTATGATGAGCAAAGATACTTATCAGTATGTGCGAGATATGTATAGCCATTATATTCCTCTCCGTGGCTGGGATGGCACTACTGCCGACCAAGTATGGGACTATATTGGTGGTGGCAAGGGTGCGTTCAATCAGACCTTGAAAACGGCACATGGACGAACCTCTATTGCTGATGACCCTATCGCCTACATCGAGAATATGGCAGAAAGTGGAATCCTGCTGAACAACAAGAACTGGGTGAAGCAACACCTGATGCTCTTGGCTCAGAATCATCCAACTTCCCTGCTGACCCTGAGCAAGGCTTGGTACGTGAAGAGTACGGATGCCAACGGCAACGAGGAGTGGATTCCTGCTACACTTCAGATTACTTCTCATATGAATAGCAATCAGGTGAAGGCTGCTATTGATGCTTTCGAGCAGAAGATGGAGAATATGGCGCAGACTGGCGATGCTACCCAGCAGAGAGAAGGCTTGAATATTGCCTATCCTCAGACTCATAGCGAGGAGAGAGAACATGAGGTAAGAGTGATGAAGGATGGCGAGGAGTATATTATCTATGTGAATGGTGACCCTCAGTTGGCTCAGGCGATGAACAATACCAGAGCACACCGAGTGAGAGAAATTCAGAGCGGCAAACTGGATAGGGCTGCTGCTTGGTTGGGCAGAAAGATGGCTGCTGCCTATACCAGTCTTTCACCTCTCTTCATCCCTTCCAACTACTTCCGAGACCTGACCATGACGCTGGCATCTACCGCTATTCGTGAGGATGGAAAATACAACTATCTGCTCAGAAAGAATCTGGCTACCTCTTGGAATCTCGGTTTCATGTTGAGAGACTATCAGAATGGCAAGTTGAGAGAGAAGGTAAGCAACGGAAACGCTACTCCTAAGGAACAGATGTTCTATGACTTCATGATGAATGGTGGCGAGACTGGCTTTGTATCTTCACTTGATGTGGAAGACTTGAAGAAGAAATTCAAGAATGACTTGAAGGATTTGGATAGATGGAAGGCGAACCCAGTTAAGGTTGGGCACACCATCATGGATGGCATTGAGTTCCTGAACAGAGCAATCGAGGATAGTAACCGATTTGCGGTTTACATGACCTCTATTCAGTATGGACGTTCCATTGATGAGGCTGTGAATGATGCCAAGGACGTTACCCTGAACTTCAACCGCAAGGGTACTGGCGAATACGGCTGGCAGATGGTTAGAAATCTCTATCTCTTCATCAACCCAGCGGTACAGAGTTTGCAGACTCTTGGTGCGCTTGCCAAGCATCATCCTTTCAAGTTCACGGCTGTTACTGCATCATGGTTGGTGAGTGGTGTGCTGGTTCCTATCGTTAACGCTGCCCTGATGAGTCTGTTGGGCGGTGATGATGATAAGGATAAGTACTGGCAGTTCACCAAGTGGGATAGACGAAACAACCTTATCATGTGGGTTCCTACTACTCATGAGTTCGTGAAGATTCCGCTTGCTCAGGAGTTCCGTGCTTTCTATGGAATAGGCGATATGATTGCATCCAAGATGATGGGTGGCGAGTTGGCTGAGGAGAGTTGGAGTCAGTATGCAGAAGACTTGCTCGGTCAGGTGGTGGATATGCTTCCGCTCGACCCGACTGGATATGACGGCAATATTGCGGTCAGCCTGATGCCGAATGCTATTCGCCCAGTCTTTGAGTTGGCTTTCAATGTTGACTTCACTGGCAAGCCATTATTCAAGGAGACAGAGTATAACAAGTATGACCCGAACTTTACCAAGGCATACGTGGGTACTCCTGATTGGTTGGTTCGTGCATCCAAGATGGTTAACTCAATCGGAAACGACTATCCTGATGTGCAGCAGAACAGCATTGATGCTTTCGGTGACCCAAGATACAATCTGAATAACCCTGCTGTGGTTGACCATGTATTGTCTTCTTATCTCGGTGGTGCTTACACCATGGGCAGTCAGGTGCTCGGTGTTCTTACCAAGTCACTCAACGACCCGAAGGAAATCAAGGTGGCTGATATTCCATTATTCAGCAAGTTCGTCAGCAATCCTGATGATAGACCGGTTACTAAGAAACAAGGTGATGAGTTCTGGAATATGAAGGAGAACCACGACCGTGCAGCCAATACCCTGAGCAAGTTGAAGAAACAAGCTAAGGTGGATGGCGATTACTCTATGCTGGAGCGGTTCTACGGCTCAGAGGAGTATAAGCAGTATAAGCAGGATGATGTGAAGGTGAAGAAGTATGAGGAAGACAAGAAGAAGGAACGTGCTGAGGAGAGTGGGGAGGAGTATAGACCTAACAAGTTGAATGCCGAGGATATATATAAGGCTCATGCTACTCCGAAGGATGATTTCGAGGACTTGAAACTGAAACAACTCTACACTAAACTGAACGGATTCAAGACTTCCTATGACCTCTTGGTTGATACGGCTCCTAGTCAGAGCGATGCCTACTACAACACCAACAAGTCTGCCATTGATGCCATTGACGAGATTTCCCTTGATAAGCAGGAGATTTCCGAGTTGAAGAAAGGTTTCTTGGATGATGGCAAGGATGCCTACAACGCTGAGGACATGAAACAGATTCGTGAACTGAGAAAGAAGATTCTTGCTGTACTGGAGAAGGCTAACAAGGTAGTTGTGGCTAACCAGAAGGCGAAGACTGAGAAGTAATACATATATGACTATCCCCTGAAAGTGCTGGGCTTTCGGGGGATAATTGCTTTCAATCTGAAACTTTTTTCCTATTTTTCTTGTGTAAATCTATCAATCTGTAAGTGTTTATAAAGTTTAACTATTAAAAATATCCTAAATTGTTATGCTTCCATTATTTCTTTTTATATTTGCGGCATCTAAGAACATCTGAATTTCAGGTGATTACATCAGCAAAAGATTATCCAATCATTATAAACTTAAAAAATGAAGGCTTATGAAAAAAGATGAAGAAGACCTACGAGTCAAGAAGTTAATTGGAGAGATTACTAAACTTCTCCCCGAGCGCAGCAAGATTAAGACGGACTTGCTTTATTTCAAGTATGTGCCTATCTTGGTCATGCTTATGCGATGGTATGGTGTATCTCAGTTCTATGACAACAAGATGGAGATTACACTATGGTATGAAGAGAATGAGGAACCTGTCTGGTTCTTTTATTTCATCACTTATATCCTCTACCCGATTTCTCTTTGGAAGGGTCAGGTGTTGCACAGATTGTGTGTAGAGTGGCGCATCCCGATACTCTATATCGCAGGAGTCAATGTGATACACATCATGTTCGGCTCTATCGTTATCACAAACAATATGTACTATTGTGATATGTTCCTGATTACACTCATTATAATTCTATATGCTTATGTCGCAATTAGTAAATTACAGCATCATCGAAGCTGGACTTCGTGCTCTTGCAGATAAGGCGCATGAATCAGCAGTTGCCCAAGCGGAAGGCAAACCTATCCCTTGCGGTTTATCAGAGAACGATATGGAACTGGTGGCACTTCTTACTGCCATGATGAATGATACGCAAGCCAACAAGGGATGGTGTGCTCACGAAATGGGAAAGTCTATCTCATCCTTTGAAAAGTATGTTCACGATGGCAAGATACCCGAAGGCATCCATGACCAGTTCGGGCATGAAAAGAAGTGGAATAAGTCGCTCATCCGATACTTTGCCAACAAGAAGGCATTCTTCCACAAGCTATCACGAAAGTACGGCATCCACCTTTAGCAATCGCTACACATTATATATATAGGAGAGACACAATCGCCCCTCCTGTATATTTATGACCTTTTCCGTAACTATAAATCTTTGTTCATCAAGCACTTATATAATCTTTTACGAGTTTATCTATCTCTATCCATATTATTCGTATCTTTGTGCTCGTAACGTTACAAAGTGAGAATCATAATTTAGTGTTTAACAAAAAAGATTTCAGGATAATATGGAAAGTAAAACGTATGTATTCGGAAACGAAGGCTCAACATCTAACAATGGGATGCTCGGTCTTCTTGCGCCTCTGCTCCAGAAGCAGGGTGTTGACCCAAATGTCCTTCTTGCCATGAAGGGAAACAATGGTTTCGGTGGTGAAGGTGGATGGTTCATGTGGGTAATCTTCCTTTTCTTCCTCATGGGCTGGGGAGGTAACGGCTGGGGAGGTTTCGGCAATAATGGTCGTGGTGGTCTCGCAAGCGAGATTAACAATGACTATGGTCGTGGTCTCCTGATGGATGCCATCGGTGGCAACCGCAATGCACTCAGCAATTTGGCTACTCAGTTGAACTGCACCGAAGGTCAGATTCAGAGTGCCATTTCTGCCTTGACCTCTCAGGTACAGAGTGTAGGTAATCAGGTTGGTATGAGTGGCATGCAGACCATCAATGCTTTGCAGCAGGGTAATATGCAGATTGCTCAGCAGATTGCAAACTGCTGCTGCCAGACTAATAACAACATCACTACTCAGGGTTATGAGAGCAAGTTGGCTATCTGCCAGCAGACTCATGCCATCAACGACAATGCCAATGCCAACGCATTGATGTTGCGTGACACCAACCAGTCTAACCATCTTGCCTTGATGGGTAAACTCGACCAGATGCAGACTCAGGCAATGCAGGACAAACTTGATGCACTTCGTGAGAAGAATAGTGCTCTTGTGGCACAGATTTCCAACGAGCATCAGACTCAGGCTTTGCAGGCATACCAAGCACAGATTATCACTCCAGTGAATGCTGCCCTTGCAGCCTTGCAAGCAGAGGTAGCTGGCATCAAGTGCAAGTTGCCTAATACCGTATCTGTACCATATCCTCAGTTGAAGACCTACAACCCAGAGGTGTTCCAAGCAGCTGCTATGGGAGCATACGCTGGTGATGTAGCAGCAGCCAACGCAGCATCAACCGTAGGTTGTGGTTGTTAAAGGAAAGGAGGTAACTATGTTCCCTTTAAACTATCCTTTCAGCCCATTATTCCCAATGGTTAGGAGACGGAATCCTATCAAGAGAGTTGATATTGGCGGTATCTATGAATTGAAGACCAATGCACTTCAAGTAACCAACGAGAGTGTAGACTTCGGTATCAATCCTAGCTGCTACAAGGCTTTACCTTGTGAGAGTATCGTACTGCTAAAGATTCATCAGGGAGTGCCTACTGCTGGCGAAGACCTTCCAGTCAAGATTGTAGTGCCACACAATGGTGCAACAACCATCAGTACTACTAGCGGAACTACAAGTGGAACAACAACGGCTGGCACAACTAAGTCTTCCGTGGTAGACCATACTGGTTCTGCTGTAACTGGAGCGGGTCTTTCAAGCACTACGGAAGCTCTAGCCTATATCAACAAGAAGAGCGGAACAATCCGACTGCTTGGGTTTCAGCAACCAACTGGTGGCTAACAGAGTATTAACAATGGGGCAGATAGCAATGTCTGCCCCTATAAAAGAGAAAGAAAATGTTTCAAGGTTTAAGACAAAATTCCCTTTTTTACATATTAGACAAGGGAGGAGAAAAACCGACTCTCAGAATCGGTCAGGTTATATCGGTAAGTGACCCTCAGCAGAAGTTCCCGACAACTTACATCCCGAATCAAGTGCCGAACTTCGACACAACGGTTGATGTAAAGGTGAAGGTTGGAGAACAGCAACTCAACTTCGAGAAACTGCCATCCACGGCTCAGATAGCCAACTCAGGAACTAATGGTGTAGTTGTCAGCGATAGCCGTGATGCCATGTGCGCAGAGGTTGATTCCATGCTCAGGCAAGCCAAGGGTATCTTGGAGAGTGTTGACTACAATAAGGCAGTAGTGGAATCATGTGATGAAATAATAGCCAAACTCAATCCTCAGATTGCCAAGGATAAGCAGCAAGAGCAGGACATCAGTAACCTGAAATCTGACATGAACGGAGTGAAGGGTACGCTATCCGAAATCAAATCTCTTCTGTCTGATGCCTTGAAGCTCAGTAAGAACTAATAAAGGTAAGAAGATTATGGTAATGATTGAGATTACAGAAGATAAGTTCGATGATTTGTATGACAACATCGAATCCATGCTTGGTTTTGGCAGCAAGGCTATGTCTTGTCTGAAAAAGATGAAGCAGGAGCGTATGGGTGAGCGTATGCCTGATTATCGTGACGATTGGAGAAGAGAACGTGAGGAGCGTGAAGAGCGTGAGAACAGACGTAGATTCAACAACGTGAACGATGATTGGAACTACCCGAACCGCTATGGTGAAAGAGGTGGTGGCGGCTACAATGGTGGCGGTCGCTAGTGTTTAACTTGGGAGTTTTGGTAGTGACATTTATGTCGAAACCAGACTCCCTTTAATATTCAGCAATATGGGAAAATGCAGAATGCCATTGGATGTGTATGACCTCAAACCTGAGGGGATGGTTTCCTATCTCAGATATAACGGCTATCATTTCAGCAAGAAGATGTGCGAGTGGGCAGTTAAGCAGATGTATAAGTATGACCCTTCCACCAAGCGTGATGTAAGTATCTCGTTTTGGGATAAGGAGAAGGTGGATGCTCTTCTGCTCGGTCAGGGAATTGAGGTGAAGAATAAGATAGGCTACGACCATGTATATGTGGCTAATATGGCGAGGGCAGACTTCTACAAGTCTTCCATCAAGGATGAGGAGCAGCTAGCCCAGTTTATCAAGGATATGGTGGATGATGCCGACCAGAAGGATGGTTTTATCTTCAACCGATTCTATGCCGACTGCTGCCATAATGGTGTGCCTATCCCTTGGGAAGATGTGTTATGATAAGAAGAGTGATTGAACTCCCGAAGTACGATTGGAGCATAGTATGTTTCATAGGTTATCAGCCACCTGATGCCGATGAGATATGCCATGCTCTTTCGGATATTGGCTGCAACGGAAATCCGTTATCGGAAGCATATAAGCATCTGTCTTTATCGAGTGGAGATAGGGGGCTTACCTATTCCAATCTATCAGAAAGAAGGAGTGTGCTTGCCATTGGGGAGTGTGAATCTGATGGCAGTATCATCAACACAATAGGTCATGAGCTTCTTCATGTGGTAGCGCATATCTGTGAGCAGGATGGAATAGATATGCTGAGCGAGGAACCATGCTATATGATGGGTAGTTTGTGTGAGAAGTTCTTTGATGTTTCGAGTGTTAATAATGTTAATTGATAGAGACGAACCGAAATAATTAGTTATCTTTGCACTAATAAACATTCAAGCTTATGAAGAAGAAAATTAAAGTTTATTCTATAGGGGTACTTATTTGCATCATCTTTGATGTTGCATTTGCTACTTTTGTTATTATTTGTGGTAAAATACCAGCTTCTGATTATATCTTTATGGATATATTTCTTTTAATTTCTGATTTTACGATTATTGGATTGTGCTATGCTTATTTAAAGGAAAAATCAGGAAATAAATGCTTGGTGATTAAACTACCCGGTACAGTAGATGATGATAGTCTGCCTAAGTTGAAATAGGAAAATAAAAACTTGAAGAGGAAATACAAGAAAAGGGAGTGCTAAGCAACACTCCCTTCTTCTTTATCTATACGGTTTACTCCCCATACTTTGGCTCCTCATACATCAAGTTATGCGCATCAATGTAAGCCTTGGCTTCTGAGTATGTGTCAAACTCTACTGCGGTGGCATCTACTGATGGGAATACCTCAGCATTGTCACCTTCTTCTGTGAGAGGGAACGCCATCTTGGTTTCCTCATGTACTACCTTATACTTCTTTGTTAACTTATTCATGTCTTGTTTCCTTTCTTTATTTTGATGTTATACTTACGATACTTTATGCAGGAGTGATTAAGACTGTATAGTCCTTCTGCTGCAATTTTTCTACAGCTGTATCTGATGCAGATGTGCGAGTTCCTGCGCACATAATTGTTCTTTGTAAAGTTGAAAGACCACTCTTTGCAACACATTGAGCATTATCTTGAAGCATTTTGTCAATATTGCCGATATTGTGATTGCCAAACATACCAAGCACATAAGCAGAGATGCTTCTTGAACTCCAAGAAAAGACACTGCCCTTATCATCTTGGAAGTTAGCAAAATAGCAAGAGTCTGGTAACTTAGCCAAGTCACCACTCAACAAGCTATTTTTAGACTCAAAACTGAAAAGCTTTACGTCCCCTTGCAATGAATCTATGTTTCCAGTACAATTCATAACTGAGAAATCATTTAAAGATGTCTTGCTAGAGAATGCCGAGATATCTCCAATAGCTTTTGTAGATAAAAGGCTGCATGAGACTAGACGTGATTTGTCTGTAAACACATTAATATCACCATAAACATCTGTGTTGTAAAAATTAACAACTTGGATATTTTTGCTGCTATTTAAAGCTTTTATGTCTCCACTTATTTTGCAAGAAGAAAGATTTACTTGTGACAAATCTGTTAAGTTAGACAAACATGCAATATCTCCATAGACTTTATCTGAATTAATTCTTACATTATTAAGAAAAGTTTTATTCTTAAACACAGCAATGTCACCAAATGCATTGGCATTTTTTAGGTTTACAGCAAACAAGCTACGAGAATACTTCAAAGAATCTATGTCAATAGTCCTGTTTGTAACAATAGAACTATTTGTGTGCCCTGTTGTAAAAAATATCAACGAAGTTAAGGCATATTTGTCTAATATCGCAACTTCAAAATCACCATTACTAACATATACATCAGTAATATCTGTTATGTTAGTGTAGGCTGGCACTGTTATAACTTTTCCCTTGTTCTGCGTAAGAGTAGAATCAGTAAAGTAACCTTCACCAATAATCTCTAATTGGGTGTCTTTAGAGAATGCAAAACCGAATCCCTGAGTGTCCTCCGACGGTGAATCTACTCTACTCACACTTATTCTTAACTCTCCAATTCTTAAGCGCTTATCATTCTGAACAACGCTTTTTAATTTTGTTACAAAACATTTTTTCATAATTATATAATATATTATTAAAATTATCTACTATAGTTGTAAAGAATATCCATATTTTTCAAATTTTGGACTATCCATTTCTCAACCCTATAAATATTATCACAATGTTTGTATTGCTTAATAGGACTATAAATACTGACCTCATGAGGCTCATTTACAGCTAATGGTTCGGTAGCTTTTATACAAACAAAATTAAAATATCCCATCTGTTCATTCATGCCAAACGAGACTTTATCTCCGACATTATATGCCTTTGTTGCATCAAATGTTTCAGACAAACTTGTCTGAATATTGCCATTAGTATCTTTAACTACGTTCCAATACTCAGAGCGAACTATGCTATCAGCAATGCAAGGACTATCATTCCATTTTCTGTATTCTTCCTTAAAGAAGTCTGTTCCAATTCTAAGGCACCAATCTTTCAACAATCCAAATATATTATTTGCATTTATTATTCCTTTATCAGCCAATTCTTTATACCTATTACTTAATTCTTCTTGATAATAGTTAACAATAAAACCCTCTGGACGCTTTATAAATGACGATACATGTGTTGAAAGAGGTTCTGATGTAGAATAACCATGGTCATTAGAGCCAAACGATTGGTCACAGTCATACAAACCTACATATAATTTTACTCCATCATAAGAGAACCATTGCCAATTTTTTTCAAAACCGTCCGTGTTTTTTATCAAGTCTGAAAGAATTACATAATCTACTAAATTATCAACATCGAAGTACTTTTCAAATAATACTTTCATTGCTTGCAAATCTGTTTCAGACTTTGTACCCTCATATTTATCCTTTGCTTCTATCACTTTTGGCAAAGAGTCGGATAAGTTCTCTATTATCTGTTTAACTTGAGCTGTGAATAAAAGATTCTTCTTTATCTTTGATGATATTTCCGTGCCATCAGGAAGTGTTCCTGATGTTATCCAAGAATCGACCTCTGTTTGTCCTGCAATCTCTTCTTGTCTAATATCTGCATCATATTTGTTACCGCCAATAGCATACAATCCCTTGGGGTTACGTATTTCAAATTGACTCCAATCTATGTTATCCTTACCTCCAAAGAAAGATGCATGTCCTAATATTCCATCAAGATGTATGTTCTCTGCTACACTCTTGTCCAGATGATAGTTATCTCGATGCTTCTTTAGCTGAAAAGAGAAGATGCCATAGAACTTACCATTAAGGTAAACAGCACAAGGGAATCCGTCAGGAAAACATCGTGCTCCAGTATCTGTTAATAAAGAATAGTCTCCTACATGAGGATTACCAAGACTCTTGGTAGTAAAGCTGATTTTATTCATTTCAACTAACGCTTTCTTCCAAGGTCTGTCATACATATTTCCCCTTGTACGTACAATTTGGTCATATAGCTTGTAAGATACAGCACCAACACCACGGAAGAAATCAGTATAATATGCTTTCATGTGAAAGCTGTCCTGTGGAACCCATTCACCAATTCTTACTTTCGGGGTCTCATCACCAATCCATTCATCATCGCAAAGGTCGATAGCTACACTCTTCTTGATAAATCCCAAAGAAGAGTTTCCTTGTGCATTAAGAATGGCACGCTTCTTAAAGTAGTTACCATGCATATCCCAAAACTCCAGGAAAGCCTTCTTGTTATCAGTCTTGGTTGTAGGCATGGAATCAATATTAGAAACATTAATGATAGCAAATCGAGGCTCTGGTATCTGAATGAAACTACTTTCACTCCAATCAACAGGTGTTTTTACATCAAAGCCATTTGCTTTGAGAGCATCTTGAATATTATTCACACTATTGCCTTGAAGATTGAGGTTTGAAACATCAAGATTAGTAACTTCCATATCATACTCATGTTTCTTTCCTTGTAAGTCACGGAAAGACATTACTTTTTCTTCTGCATCTATTGTAATTTCCGTTCTACCTTCAGGGTCTTCAATATGGGAAAATTCTGTTGGAATAGTTTCGGACTTCGCATTGTGGATATAGTGACTGCCATCAGGATTTGTTGCAGAAAGAATCTTTCCTTCTGCATCTTGCTCAACTGCAAGATATTCCTCGTTATCCTGTAAAGAGAAAACATCAAGAAGCTCTTTGAGATAGACATCTATTGTATCTACCTTCTCCTGCAATGATGCAAGGTCTGATTGAAGCTGAGATATAACTTGCTTCAAGGCATTGACTGCATGGATTTCACCAATGATTTGTCCGTCTCTTCGGATGCCAAGGAGTACATGATTAGCTGCATCCTGCCAAAGAGCGAAGAACTCTTCATTCTGCTCCACATGATACATTTCATTGAGAGGGTAGTATGGCTTACCAGTTGCTCTGTAGAAACCAAAGAGAACCTTATCCTCAGAATCTACTATCGCCTTGATAAACTCTTCATTCTCGATTATTCTAAAGCACTCCTTTACTTCATCTTCAATGAGAGACTTGCCTTCTTCTTTATCAACCTTTCCTTCCTGCAATGCGGTGATGTTTGCAGATAATTCTTCCTTGACGGAATTAATAGATTCAAGAATATCTGTCTTATCTTGCTGGCACTGGTTGATAATCTCCTGTAACTTTGCTCTGATAGGTGCAGGAATACCTTTACCCCACTCAATGGAACCATCAAGCTGAATACCCAAAAGGAAGTGGTCTTCTGCATCTACTATTGCCTTGATGAACTCTGGAGATTCAATCTCACGGAATGGAAGAGCAAACTGGGAGACTACTTTATCCTTTGAATCACCGAACTCTTGGGCAATATTTTCCTTGTTGAACTTTTTGTTTGCAAGTTCATCAATGGCTCCTTGTGCAGTGACAGAATCAAGTCCACTCTCTGTGTTCTCGTATGTTACTGCTGAGGCTTGGCTTGCACCACCACTTGCGGAAATGCCCTTGATGGCTTCCTCCATCTGAGTACTGCGAGTCTGCAACAATGAAATATCATCATCATTGGCGGTGATTTGCTGCTGCTTATCGTCAATCTGAGACTGGAGGTCTGTGTCCTTCTCGTGAAGCTGTTTGATAGACTTGTCTACATCTTGAATCATCTGATTTAAATCATCAGGGAGACCAGTGGCGGCTTGGATGGTTTTACGAAGCTCTGGGTCGAACTTTCCAATGCTTAGCGTGTTGTCTGCTATCTTTTCGTTTGTGACGGAGCCATCCTTGATTTTCTCGGTAGTTACAGAATCGGGAGACAACTTGGCGTTACCGATGCTGCCATCTACTACCTGAGAAGCATCGACTGAATTGTCGGCAAGTTTGTCCTTGGTGATAGATTTTCTTGCTACCTTCTCTGTGGTTACAGACTCATTGGCGAAATGCTTGGTCTCCAAGGATGCCTCACGAACTACTCTGCCATCTACTGACTGGTCGCCCAACTTTGCATTGGTGATAGCCTTCTCTTCTACCTTCTCCGTGGTTACGGCTCGGTCGTTCAGCTTCTCGGTGATGATAGATTCATTCTTAATCTTTTCCGATGTTACCGCATTAGGGGAGAGTTTGGAATTGTCTACTGCGCCATCATTCAACTTATCCGTGGTTACTGCCTTATTGTTGATTTTTTCGGTCTCTACAGATGAGTCGGCAAGTTTGGAGGTGGTGATGTTGGCATCTGCTACCTTGTCGGTGGTGACGGATGCAGCATCCAGTTTGTCGGTGGTTACCGATTCATTCTCCAATTTCTCTGTAGTAACGGCTTTGTCGGCAATCTGCGTAGTTCCGAGTTGGTCGGTCTTGTTGACCTTCTCGTCAAGAAGCTCCTTGGTGGATTTACCCGAACTCTCATCCTTGACATATCTGGTGTATGTCAAGGTCTCGTCGGCTGCTCCACTTACGAGCGTGTTGTTATAAACGGTTTCTTTTGCCATATTACTTTAATTTTGCGTTATATATATATTCTCCTGCTTTCAACTCATCTGTCCAATAATAGTAGATGTCGCCTACCTTGGTGGAGTAGAGGGATGCGGTGAGTCCTGACTGATAGAACTCTACTGGAACACGGCTGGCGAACCAGATGTATGGTTTCTCCTTGGTGGTGGTGATGTTGATAGACTTGTCTACGATGTCGCCCACTACCTTGGTGAGGTCTTCCATGTTGAACTGGCACATATTCTTGGCTGCGGTGGCTCCGTAATAGTAGATGTTATCGTCGCCATTTGCCATGATGCTTACGTAGCCTGATACGGCTGGAATCTCTATCTTGCCATCCTTGTAGGCTTCTCTTGTGATGTCGGTTCCGTCCATGACTACCTTCACCAAACCGAGATTGAAACCTTCTGCTGGAGTCAGCACTGTTTCATACTTCTCGCCCAACTTCAATGTGGCAGGAGTAGAGGAGAGGGTAACATCATCCAATGAGTAGACAAAGGTGCAGTCTGATTGGTTCTTGGTGACCATGTAATATCGAAGGTCGAACATGCCAACCGTCTCGCCTTGGAAGACTCCACAAGGAACCTTCACCCTATGATTGGTCTCAATAATCTGCAAGATGTTTCGCTCCACACTCTTCATGGCATAACCATCGTAGTTCCATGATACGGCTATATTGTAGTTGCCGATGTCAAGGGTGGATGGGATATTGCACACCAGCACATTATGCTCTATGCCACCGATGGACGTTGGCACGATGATGGAATCATCGAAACAGCATTGCAGTTCCACCTTGATGTCGGATGCCTGAGTCATATCGAAGTCAACCAAGCGGTTGAACTCCTTAGACATATCCATCTTCCGCACCAAGATGTGGAGTTTGAAACTGTTGCCTTGTACAATTTTATAAATCATATTTGATACACATTATTAATAATAGTGCAAAGATAGGCAGAAATTTCTATACCTATCTTTTATCCGTTTATTTAGGTGGAATATTTTTTAGATTAAGCCCTTCCAGCGGAGGAACTTGCGCTTGCGGCTTTCCTTGCCTTTCTTGCTCTTGCAGTTGGTATGGTAGACGCAATCCTTGAAGAGGTCTCTGACCTTCATGTCGTTGTCTACAAGTTTGGTCTTCTTGAATGCCTCGAATAGCGAGCGGTTCATAATCATGAGGTTTCCCTTCTGCGTAGGAAGGACGTAGAAGATTTCACCATGGTTCTTCTTGGATGCGTAGTCTGCCTTAGCCGTAGCTTGGCGGTACATGATTTCGCACTTGATGCGCTTGATAATCTTTGTTACTTTCATAATCGTAATTATTAATTTGAAACTATATGATGGTTGCTGCCGAAACAGAAACCTTTCTTCTCATTACTCTTGCCTGATTCTGTATCATCTTAGGCATTTCCATTTCGTTGAAGCAGATATGGAGTCCGATGGCTCTTGTCATGAGCAAATCATCGTGCTTACCGTCAATGGCTCCGTATGCTCCGTTCTTCTTACGCTCATAGGTAAGGTACTCATTTAGGCATCGCTGGTCACGTTCAACGTATAGATGCTCTCTGACTACCTGAACCAGTACTGAGATAACCATTGGCTTGGTTGCTACATTGGTATGGAATCCGTACTTACGTGGAAGACCTTCCTTAATGTCTGCTTCGCTCTGCTTGCGTGCATAGAGGTTATCGTACTCATCCTTGATTTGATTCAGGATGAACTCAGACTGGTCACCACCTTCCAAGATGTGCTCCTTGTCTTTCGTCTCTAAGGTGTTGGATTCAATTACCAAGAGGGCATTATCGTAGTACTTGGCTATCTGGGCAGCCTTCCATGCCAACAAGTCCATATCTATGTGTCCGTACCATTGGGCTACCACATACGGCTTGCCACCTTCCATCATCCAATAGCGGTCGAAGACACAGATAACAGACCAGTCTGCCTTGCTACCTCTACCACCAATATCTACTACTACCAGATAGCGGTTGGTTACTTTGCAATCGTCAAAGTACTCAGGCTTGCTCCATATCCACAACTGCCCAGTCTTGTCTTCCGAGAATCGTACATTCTGTAGGCATTTCTTGCCCTTGTAACCATCCCCATATACGTCACCGATGAATTTTGGTGCTCTGCAACCTTTCTTGAACTGGTCAACTTTCTCTTCTGCAAATACCTTGGCTCCTGAGTGCTTGAAAGCCTCTACTGGGTCAGAAGGGAATCCGCTAGCCATATCTCCGTGGTCAGTGAACTTCTTGCGTTCCACGATATACCAGTTAAGAGCTTCCAACGGTGCTCCCATCTGCCACAACTTCCAAAGATAAGTTACTGGCTCCTCACGATTCGACATCGTGTTGGTGTTGTTGCGGTTTTCGTATAGCCATTTGGCGAACTCCTCTTTCTGTTTCTTGCTCTCGAAGTCAAGATGGTAGAGGTCGTAAATCTCAAACCAAGGAACGAAGAACGGCTCAAATACAGATTCACCTTTCTCTGCTGCCAGCCACTCCTGATGGAAGAAGTTTCCAGTACCATTGGCGGTTGATTCATATACAATCATCGTGTATGGTCGGTAGAGCACACCATTGGTTGCATTCTGGATAACCTCCTCAGGAGACTTACCTTCTGTCTTCTCCCATAATCCTACCTCGGAGCAGTGGATGAGGTTGTAATCTTCACCATTTGCAGAAGTAGGTTTCTGCATGGAACCTACTTTAATCTTGCAGAATCGCTGAGGAACCTTCTTCACGTTTCCTGATGTTCCAACTCCAACAAACTTAGGCTCGCTATCAGAATATACTTCGCCCATTTCGTGCAGGAACTTGGTTGGAAATTCCTTCAACGCTTCATCGAACATGCCTCGGATGGTTTCTGCGGTGTCCTTGACCTGAGCAATAATCAGCGAGTTGAGACCCTTCTGCCACATGAGTTGCAGCCAGAGGAAGTACATCTGAATGACCGTAGAACCTCCCCATTGTCGGGCTTTCAGCAGGATGAGACGGATAGGGCGATTTTTCTTTCTTCGCTCCTCCAGCCACCTGAGCAGTCTGCGCTGCGGTCTTCTGAGCACAAAGCGGAAGGGGAGACCTCCACCTTTCGGTTTGATATAGATGAACGTGGCGAAAAAGAAGAAGGGGTCGTGTTTCATCCTGATGCGAGTGAACTGCTCCACCAGTTGCTCCATTTCTTCCTCTAGGTTGTATGGCTCGTCTATATCCTTGTGCAGTTCCTCGATTACTGCCTTGCAGCTACCCAGTTCGATGAGCATCTTGACGAGCGGAATTTTCTTCATCGAAACAGGAAGCTGCTGTCTCTGAATCGGGAAATCAGGAAGGAAGAGCAGAAATCGCTTGTCTCCACAACCTTCACCCTTGATAGGATTGAAGGGTGTGTTGATTTCCTTGATGCGTTTCTCGTTCTCTTTCAGGATGCCCAATACGTGTTTGTCTAGAGCATCTGTGAGTTTGGCTTGTGTGGCGGTTACTTGTCTTGGCATAGCGGTGCATTTAAATATCCCCACAACAGACCAAGTACATAGCAATAGATGTGGACTCCAACTGCCATGCAAGGGAAGAAGATTCCAACACAGATATATAGGAGAATGGTGAGATTGTATCTTACCTTATTCTCCACGTAGGGGGCGATAAAGCCCATGTAAGCATAGATAAAGCCGCTGAGACCGATGATTGGTAGGGATGAGGTGAAGGGATAGCTGACGGCTATGAGATAGAATGCCACCATGTGACCGATGCCGCAATGGATGGCTCGGTAGCATTGATGGAAGACGTAAAGGTTGATGGCTGCATGAAAGATGTTCTGATGAAAGAAAGGGTAGCTTAGTCGGTTCTGAATAGAACAACCGTCTGAGAGACCCATGCCATCATATCCTAGAAAAGTGATACACATTATTATAATGTACCCAGCATAAAGCGCAATCTTTTCTTTCGTCTCTCGTAGCATCTTTGCTTCTCCTCCTTTCTCACCCTGCTAAGAATTACGTGTATGCTTTGAGGAGTCAAGTAGAAACTGGGTGCTTTTTCAGCACATACACGTTTGATGATTTCCATATTACTGAGATATGGCTCATTACTCTTATGAATCTGGAATCGTCTGAAAATCTCCTGATACATTTCCTTTCGGGTAGGAATCATGTTATCAAGTGGTTTTCCTTTCAGTAAGTCTAATATGACTATATAAGCACGGTCTTCTGAAACCCAAAATCTTCTGCTCGGAGACTGGGCTAGCTTCTGCTCAATCTCTGAGAGTCTGATATTGTCTCTTACCTTAATAATTTCTTTGTAAGCCCTCAATAAATCAGCGTCACGTTCCTGTATAAAATAGCATCGTGAATCCTTATATTTCATATCTGACCCTGCAAATATACAAAAAAGTATTGAATTAGTCGCATCCGATTAGATTAAATTAACGGATAAAAGATGAAAATCGGAAAAAAGCATTAATTTTGGGCATTGATTTATAAATTTACACATATATATATGGACGAAAATACAAATATTGAGCAGAATGCTGGTGCTGCAAAACAGCAAGACACCAAGACCAAGAGAGACTTGGCTTTGGAGCGTTTGAAGACCCGCCACCCTGACACGGAGTATGCGGATGATGAGGCTATGTATGGGGCAATCAATGATGATTATGATGCCGACCAGAAGGCTTTGCAGGGTTACAAGGATAACGAGAAGGCGATGGGCGATTGGCTGGGTAGTGACCCTGAGGCGGCTACCTTCCTTCAAGCGATGAAGGCTGGCAAGAGTCCTTACGCTGAGTTGATTCGTACTCATGGTGAGGATGCCATTGACTACTACTCTGACCCTGACAATGCGGATGAGATTGCATCGGCTCAGTCGGAGTTCTTGCAGAATGCTGCCAACGGCAAGAAATTGCAGGAGGAGTATGACAAGAACATGCCATCCAGCTATGAAGTATTCGACAAGTTGGAAGAGAAGTATGGCGAGGAAGCTGTGAATGAAGCCATTGACCAGTGCTTTCAGACAATGCGCAATGTGGTGACTGGTAAGTTTACCGAGGAAATGATTACTGCTTTCATCAAGGCTAAGAACCATGATACCGATGTGGCTGATGCGGCACATGAGGGTGAGGTTCGTGGCAAGAACAGCAAGCACGTCAAGAACTTGCAGCTACGCAAGAAGGGTGATGGTACTGCCGACCTTGATTCTGCCAATGCGGAGACCAAGCCAACGGATAACCAGCCTGACCTTGGTGCTGTGGGCAGGGTATCACGAAGGGGTAACGTCTGGGAACGTGGTAACGAGAAGAGAACACACATTAGATAATTCGACAAGGTGAAAAGATAATATATAATGTTTAATTAATATTCAGAATAACAATGAAGAAAAGTACATTTAATCGGCTGCTTTCCATCTTCCTGATGGTTATGGCAGTTATTTTTGGAGTGAATGGTCAGGTTATCATGGCTGAGGCGGCAAATCTGCCTGATGGCGGTAGTACCGAGAGTGGTGCTGCTGCCGAGGCTGGTGGTGCTCCTGCTGCTGGTGAGGCTGGCAATGGTGGTGCGGCTCGTCAGAGTGAAGGTATCAAGACTGAGACTCAGGGTCGTGAGCACTATAACGAGAACGGCACGGAGTATTACCTGAACGACATTGATGAGAAGATTACCAAGATTCGCCCGATGGCTACTCCAGTTGACCAGATTTCACGCTATGCGACAACCAAGTCTGCCAATTCATTTGTAGTTGAGTATTGGAGTATCGGTACACGTCCTATCAAGACTACCGTGAAGGAAGCAACGGTGGAGAGTACTGGTACATCTATGGTATTGAAGGTAGAAGACCCTACCATGTTTACGCTGGATGATACCATCCGAGTGGTAGGCGTGAAGGCAATTACCAACTATAAGGGTGTTGCATATTCTACCATTACTGATGCTCCTACTCCTGATTTGGAACTTTGCGTTTGCGGTAAGGACACAGAGGGCTACCCTATTGTATATGCCGTAAATGGTAAGTTGATTAACAAGCAGGCTATCGGTGTTCCTGCCTTGAAGAAGGGTCAGAAGCTTATCCGTATGGCTAAGAGTTGTGGTGAAATGGACGTTCAGACGGGTCGTTTCAACAACCTTCCTGCATCTGAGACCCAGTATTGTCAGAACTTCATGATTCAGGTTGAGCAGAGTACCTTCGACAAGATTGCAGCCAAGCGAGTGGATTGGGACTTCTCGGACATTGAGGAGGATAGCATCTATGATATGCGTCTTGCCATGGAGGGTACTTATCTCTTCGGTGATATGGCTTGCATCAAGCATGAGGTTAAGAATGGTTCTGCCCAGTGGTTTACCAAGGGTATCTGGTGGATGGCTGGTAAGGACATTGAGGTAGGTCATGTTGCTACTGCTGATGATATTAAGAAGGGCTACAACAAGAATGAGCGAGTGATTACCGACTTGGAGTTGGTTGACATTTCCAAGGACTTGTTTGTGGGTACTGGTATCGGCAACAAACGCAAGGTGATTATCGCTGGTTCTGACTTCGTGAGCGCATTCAGCAAGATTGATTCCGACAAGTTCCGCTTGAAGGACACCGTTGATATTTGGAAGTTGAAGTTCAAGAGTTGGGAGACTGACTTTGGTGAGGTGCTGATGATTCACTCTGAGTTGTTCGACCTCTTCGGCATGAGTGACTGCGGCTTTGCCCTTGACCCTGAGTTCTTGGTTAAGCGAGTACACTTGTCTTGGACACGAAACGTGCTCGACTTGAAGGCGGCTGGCATCCGTAACACCGATGCAGTGGTTATTCAGGAGGTAGCTTGTCTGTACTTGAAGTACCCTAAGGCACATGCTCGTATGCGCCTTGCCAAGATTCCTGAGGAGGTTTCTCAGACAGATGATGCAGAGGTGAAGGCTGCTGCCTAAAAGCAAGTAGATTTGTAAATTATTCATTAAATAGTGAGGGGTGTGGGCACTAGCCCCATCCCTTTTTTTTAGTAACACATATATAATAAGGTATAATCATGTTTAATAAATATCAAGCAGGAACAGATTTGGCATTCAGCGTTATGGTAGGTAACGAGCGGATGCGCATTGTCTTTGAGGGTAAGAGTATGGGCAGTAGTGTTTATATGACAAGAGACCCTAAGGTGCAGAAGGCTATCGAGTCGCATTATTGGTTTAATGACAAGTTCTTCTTGGTGGAGAGTATTGACGAGAAGAAGGAAGCTGCTGAGGCAAAGAAGAAGGCTGCTGCCAAGACCAAGAAGAAGGTGGCTGACGAGAAGAAGACCCACGTAGTGACAGACGTAGAGGATGCCAAGGACTATCTGGCTGAGACCTATGGTGTGAGCCGTTCTAAAATGAAGACCAAGGAAGACATCTTGGCTATTGCCAAGGAAAAGGGTGTTGAACTAGAAGGACTGGAGTAATGAGTACGTATGCTGTATCTGAACTGGTGAAAGAAGTGAAGGTGCTCTTGGACAGAAACCAAGAGACTTCGGGCTTGCTGACTCCTACCGATTCTGATACCTTGTCACAGGGCGAGTTGATTCAGAGTAAGATAGTAGATGCAGCAAGAATCATATTGAAGGATGCTCCTGCCAGTATGCTGGATGGTCAGCGATTCGAGGGTCTTGACGTATCTTGGCAAGAGTCTTATGGGGCTTATGTGGGAACCATGTATCTTCCATCGGACATGATTAGGCTGCTGAGCGTGAAGGCTAGTGACTGGCAACGCTCGGCTCAGGTTATCACCGAGGATGATGATGCCTACAAGATGCAGGGTAGCCGATTCGGAGTAAGGGGGAATCCTGAGCGACCTATTGCAGCGTTGATTCACAGCGATGGCGAGCGATTCTTGGAGTTGTATACCAGCAGGAGCGACAAGGCTACGGTGGTGCTATCGTGCGTGTGTATGCCGATTATCAGCCAAGAGAAGATAACGCTGCCTGAAACCTTGAAGGATTCCATCGTGTATATGGCTGGCTATCTTGTCTGTGTCAGTCTTGGCGATAGCGATTCTGCAAGCGGATTGCTTGGTGTGGCTCGGAAGCTGGCTCATATTGTTGAACCTACAGAAACACAATAACTATGGCAAAGAAGAAAGAAAAAGCTAAATTGCTATCGTTGAGCAAGGTGATTGATAAGGATGAACTGGATAGCGTGAAGGAGTCGATGAAACGCTTTGACCGACCTTATGAGCGTGCCTTCTCTATCTTGCTGGAGGCTCAGCGATATTACAACAACATGGATAACTTCCGAAAGCGAAGACTGAGAAACAAGCGATACTGCTATGGAGACCAGTGGGGAGATACCATTGAGTTTAAAAGCAAGTGTGGCTTTAAAAAGCGTATCAGGGAGGAAGACTATATCCGTGAGCAGGGTAGCGAACCATTGAAGAACAACCTTATCCGTAGGTTGGTTAAGAATGTGCTGGGTGTGTATCGCTCTCAGAGCAAGGAACCGACATGCAACGCTAGAGATAAGGATGAGAAACGATATGGCGAGACCATGAGCGTGGTGCTGCAATGTAACCGACAACTGAACCGAGAGACGGAACTGGATGCCCGAACCATGGAAGAGTTCCTGATTAGTGGTGCTGCTATCTATAAGAAAAAGTATGGATGGCGAAGGGGGAGGCTGGATTGCTGGACGGACTACGTGAATCCGAACAATTTCTTCATAGATAACAATATGAGGGATTTCCGTGGTTGGGACGTGAGTTGCTTGGGTGAGGTGCATGATATTACCATCGGTAACGTGCTGAGAGAGTTTGCCAAGTCTCCTGCTGAAGCTAGGAAGTTGAAGGAGATATACAGACTGGCAGCTAACCGTGATTTCGTGATTGCTGATTGCACCAAGCGATTCGGTGAGTTCGACCCTAGGACTATTGACTTTATGAATCCTTCTAACCCTTCACTCTGCCGAGTGATAGAGGTTTGGCGCAAGGAGAGTAAACCGAGATACCGATGCCACGACTACAACAATGGCGATGATTTCAAAATTGATATTGAGGATAAGGCTGATATTGTAGATGCAGAGAACAGAGACAGAATCAGGCGAGGTATGGCTGCTGGCATGATGGAAGAGGATATTCCTCTGATTGATGCCGAATGGTTTATGGATGATTACTGGCATTTCTACTATCTTTCTCCTTTCGGTGATATTCTGAGAGAAGGAGAGACCCCTTATGCTCATGGTGAGCATCCATATTGCTTTAAGTTCTATCCGTTTATTGATGGTGAGATTCACAGCTTCGTGGAAGATGTGATTGACCAGCAGAGATACGTGAACCGACTTATCACGATGTATGACTTCATCATGAGGGCGAGTGCCAAGGGTGTGCTGCTCTGTCCTGAGGATTGTCTGCCTGATGATATGAGTTGGGATGATTTCTGCGATGAGTGGAGTAGGTTCAATGGTGTGGTGAGATACAAGCCAAATAAGAGCGGTCAGGTTCCTCAGCAAGTGGCGAACAACTCTACGAATATCGGTATCGGTGACTTGCTCAGCTATCAGTTGAAGTTCTTCGAGGATATATCGGGAGTGAATGGTGCGCTGCAAGGTAAACCAGGAGTATCGGGTACGAGCGGTTCGCTTTATGCCCAGCAGACACAGAATGCTACCATGTCGCTGCTTGATATTTTGGAGAGCTTCAGCCAGTTTATCATTGATGGTGCTTACAAGACTGTGAAGAATATGCAGCAGTACTATGACGTGGCTCGAAACTTCAATATCGTTGGTAGGGCAGGACAGATTGTACACTACGACCCTAAGAAGATTAGAGACGTGGAGTTTGACATCAACATCACGGAAAGTACGGTTACTCCTGTATACAGACAGATGGCGAATGAGTTCCTTATGACCTTGTGGCAGAATCAGGCTATCACGCTGGAGCAGTTGCTGCAAGTAGGAGATTTCCCATTTGGAGAGGAGTTGCTGCAATCGGTTGCATCCAACCAGCAAGCCATTCAGAATGGTGAGACTCCACAAGGATTCTCTCCTCAGCTTCAAGCCCAAGTTGCTCAGGCATCACAGAGCAATCCGAAGGCTCAGGCGATGTTGCAGCAGATGATGAGCGGGCAGGGAGTGAGTCCTGATGGACAGAATCCACCGCTGGCGGCATAACAAGTTAATAGTTTATAGTTAATAGTTTATAGTTATGATTGCAGACAAACCAAGTGACAAGAAATGGTATGGCAATGGGAAACCTGATGCCAGCCAAGGTGGCAACCCGAATGGTGGTATTGCCACGGAGACCCAAGGGAGGGAAGACAAGCCCGAACTTTACGAAAATGACGTTATCGGAAAGGTGGCGAAACGGAAGAAAAACGACATCTGGACGAGGGGTGGAGAGAAGAGAACTAGATTTAAGGACGAATAAAGAAAGGAAGTGTTTTTATCGTAACTGTATTTATCTGATATTCAGATAGCTACAGAAATATCTACGAGTTTATGGTGCTGCGTTTAAGATATTGGTATCTTTGCAGCATCATAAACTTTTAATTTTTATATTATGGATTTTGTAGATTTCGTAGAAAAGTATCAGCAGGAGTTGACTCCTGAACAGATGTTGGCAGTAGCTAAGGCAGTCGGCAAGTATCTCTCATGCAAGTTGAGTGATGTGGAGGAGCATCATCTTTGTGCGATGGTGTATGGTGTGCTGAGCGAAGAGCATTTTGATAAGCACTTTGCCGATGATGCAATTTGCAAGATGTGGTATGAAGATGCTGACGGAACCAAGCACATGGCTCCCTTCTTCTCGGATGATGAGATAAAGGATGCCTTCGAGAAACATAAGGATGATATTTCTGATTACACCATCTATGACTTGGCGGTAACTATGAATCTGCTGAGGAGTGACCATCATGTGATGCTGGAGCGATATAGCAAGGATGCTGAGGAATTGAATGAAATGGTGGTGCTGATGGCTATCGAGTATCTGCAAGACCCTGACTGCTTGCATCCTACCAGCAAAATATGGCACACAATAAACGGATAAAGTAACTAATTGGGAATCATTTCTTATCTTTGCATATTATTAATGTTAATAGTATAAAAAGATAAGTTATGACTCCAAACGTACGTGAAGGATTGCAATATGGTACAGCCATTGGAATGGTAGTGAGCGGCATCGTCCTCGCCTTCCTATCATTCTTTCTGAACAACTATATTATTTCGGATGGTGTGCTCTGGTACATCAGCCAAGCGTTGGTTTACTCTGGGGCTATCTTCGGAGTAAACATTTATTTTAAGACCAAATTAGGTAACTTTGAGAGTAAGGTGAAGGACGAACTCGCAAATATGTTGAAACAAGTAAAGGAAAGCAAATAATATGAGGGTAACAAGAGAACAGATTTTGGCGATTATGCCGAATGCGAAGGCTAAGGTGGATGCTTTTCTGCCTTACATCAATGGTTATGCCGATACGTATCAGATAGACACTCCTAAGCGTATGGCTCATTTCTTGGCTCAGATTGCACATGAGAGTGGCGAACTGAGATATACCAAGGAACTCGGCAACAAGAACTATTTCCACAAGTATGATGTGGGTAAGTTGAAGAATATGCTCGGCAACCTGAAAGATGGTGACGGCTATAAGTATCGTGGCAGGGGCTTGATTCAGATTACTGGCAGGGCGAACTATCAGGCTTTGCAGAACAGCAGAGAGGTGACTGACGATATTATGGAGCATCCTGAGTTGCTGGAGCAGCCAAGATACGCTACCAAGAGTGCCATGTGGTGGTGGTGGAAGCACGGCTTGAACAAACTGGCTGATAGTGGCAGTTTCGTTGCTATCACCAAGACCATCAATGGCGGTACTTACGGTTTGGAACATAGACGCAAGTACTTGAAGATGGCTTTGGCGGCTTTTGAAGTGGAATCTAAATAGGTTGGCTTATGAAGATAAGATGGTATGATGAGCAGTTGTGGAGCAGACTTGCACTGGCGGTTATCGTTGGACTGCTGGCGGTGTTTCTGTTTACAGGATGCAAGTCTTCGTTCCACGCTACGAAACAAAGTGTTTCTAGCAAGGAAACAGATAGTTCCATGGTTGAAACCAAACAGAACGTGCTTAGATGGGATTCCATCATTAAGCGTGACAGCATCTATGTAAGGGATAGTGTGGCAACAAGACAAGTGGGCGATACCATCTTCACCGACCGATGGCATTGGGAATATATCTATGACTTCTTCCAACTGGAGAAGATGAACTTGGAGAGCAATCAGCAGCAGGATTTTCGGTTTATCGCAAGGGCTGATACCATCAGGGTTCCCTACCCAGTGGAGCGGAAGCTGACAAAGTGGGAGGAGTTTGAATTGGAATATGCTGCATGGGCGATGGGTGCTACCTGCGTGCTGCTGGTATTGCTAGGGCTTAACATTTATAGGAGAATCAAGAATGCGAGATATACGAATATCAATCAACAGAGATAAGGTGTATGAGGAGGTGGCTAAGACCACGGCTTACCTCGGTGGAAAGAATTTGGATGCCAACGGCAAGAGTCTGTATGACCAAGTGTTTGTGACGGATGCGGACAGGGAAATGCTGGAAGGTTTTTGGCATGATGCCATCGGTGACGTTTCAGCAGCCTTGGAGAGCGTGCTTGCTACAGAAAGGAGTGATTCGGGCGAAGAGGAAATCTTCGGGCTGAGAGTAAGCACACTTTTCAAGGAGTCGTTGGCGAAGACCTTGGAGACTACGGCTATCAGCTATGTAGTAAACAAGATAGTAGCTGAATGGTGCTTATTAGTATATAAGGATAAGGCGAATGAATATCTCAGCAAGGCAAACGCTTTGCTGGATAAGATGGATGCTATACTCTATATGCGTAAGAGGCCAACAAGATAGGAGGGTAGGATATGAAACATTGCAATAAGGGATATAAAGTGATGATAGAGTTGGAAAAGAAGGAGTTGGTATACGACATCAAGAATACGGCTTTTTCTTTTGCAGACTCTTATGCCAGTCAGAAGGGTATGGATGCCAAGCAGTTGAAGAATGTGTTTGACGTATCTGAGGAAGGCAACCGTGATAAACTGGCTAGGATATTGGATTCAGCCGTGGAGGATTGCAGGGAAATGCTTTTCCGCTTTACCAAGGTAGAAATGCTAGGTGGCGGCTTTGACTCGAACGAGTGGGCAGAGTGCATCGGTTCGCCTACCAACGAGGAGGAAGCCTATTACTTGGCTCTGAGAATGCCAAACGGATTCTCGAAAACCAGTGTGCATACCATGACGGTATATATTCACGATTACATTGTGAACCAGTGTATGTACGAATGGCTGATGATTGTTTTTCCTGACGGTGCTGATAGGTTCTGGGCACTGGCTGAGGATAAGAAACAGAAGATTAAGGATGCCAGCAACCGCTCGGCTGGCAGAGTAAGAATTGCATTGCATCCATTTTAGTATATTAGTCGTTTTAGGTTAACGCAAAAAGCAAGGGTAGCTATCCATCACGGACGGCTACCCTTTTTTTAAGAAAGATATATATAAAAGAATTTATACGTTTTCTGTATTTCCAGTAGAGCCACTTTCCTGCTTGGTGGTGATGGTTCCGCTTACCTCAGCGTTGACCTTCAAGCCATTCTTCTGCTGCTCGGCATACTGGTTCTTATCCTGAGCAATGAAGTTGGTGATGGCAGTGGCTATGTTGTAGAGCAGTTTATCAGTGTCGCTGCTGAGCGAGTTGGCATCTATTGATGCGTATTTGTTGCTCTCTGCGGTAGAAGATGTTGTCTCCTTCTCACGATAGAGTACTGCCTGATTGATGAACTCCTGAGCAAACAAGAATGACTTGCTTACAAGTTGCTTTATCTTGGTGTTGTCTATGTTGAGCGGAGTATCGTAGTGGCTGAGCATTGCGTTGAGACAGCTCATGGCTACTTCCTCTCTCGGCTGTAGGGTGGCGATGGAGAAGATATTGTCAGGCTCCGTGGTTTCGCCTTCATTGGTCTCCTCGCCTTCTGCTGCTGCGATGACAGGGTTGTATGGTCGGGCATGGCTTGAACCATCGGAATCCGTCTCCTTAACGATTTTCGTACCAGTGGTTCGGGTGATAGTTGAGTCGACAATCTTCAAGTCAGCTATTTTAATTTCTGATGAAGAAAAGCATTCACCTTCCTTTGTGAAACCATATAAAGGAGAACCAGCACCAAAGGAAACATAACCGTAGTATTGGCTCCTTTCACCTATATCTGCTATTCTCACAAAGTTTGAAATCTCAATCTTGCCATTTTTCTCATATCCAATGGCTGCACCTAGTTCAACTTTCCGTGAGTCAAATTCTAATAATGTATATTCTGTCATAATTATCTAAGTCTGTTTTGTAATCTTGGTTGGAAATCGGTGTGTAGCGTGCTGATAGACTCATTGGCATCCAAGCTGCCCATCAATGCGATTCGGAAATACTTGTATGGAGACCCAACAAGGTTTCTGAGGAACATATTGGTAGATGAACCAATGAAGAACCAGTGCATCAGGTCGTTGCTTCCGAATAGCACCATGCCGCATTTGTTTGCCCCGAAGTCTCCGAAATATCCGCTTGTGATGCAATTAAACATGGTTTTGTGAATCTCCTGTCCAAGTGTCAACGGACGGCTACAGAGGAAATAGGAAACCTTATCGGTAGGTTCCTTTACGTAAGCATTGATTATCTTTCCTTCCTTGTCGGTAGCGTAGGCATCTGGATAGATGTTGACTCGCTTGTTGAACGCATTGTGCATGGTTCCCCACATCTTACTCTTCAAAGAGTAAACGTAAGCGTAGGAGTAGTTCGGATTGAAGAGGATGATTCGGGCATCGTAATAATCGTAAATCATATCAGCTTCAATGAGGTATCTACGGAACTTGACATACTTCACATCATCCTCAGGAATGCCACCCAGCGCAAGGAGTTTGTTGGGATAGGTTTTATCCTTGACGGAGTGGGAATATATCGTGAGGAAATTGAAAGGATAATCATCGAGCACATCGGTGATACATATAGATTCCCTGCCCTGCTGCATCATGATACCTCGCTCTGTAGGGAACAGAACTGCATCATCTATCTGCAAGATACCCTTCGGGTTAGAACATATATCACGCTGCGCTGGCTGGCGAGTCTGATAAGTACCTTCATCACTCAGCATCAGTACCCACACACCTTCATCGGTGAAGGCATAGAGAGGAGCATCACCAAACTGACCTTCGCTGATTGGTCGGGTGTTGGCGGCTAGTGCGCTGATAACAGAAGAACCAACCTGAACAGAGTTCTTGGCAGGGAACACAAGAGGGTTCTCTGCTTCGCTTACCTTTAGAAGGTTAGGGCTGTTTTCTACAGATGGATTCTTGTTATATTGTTTATATTCTTCAACAACCTTATTCCACTCTTCTTCTGTTGATGCAGCCCATGGAAGTTCAAAGGTGATACCGTTTTTCGTATCTTCACCTATATAGAACGAGAATGCAGTAGAATCAGAAGATAGCGGATTTACTATTGCCTTTTCGTATATTCCACCTTCTATAAGTTGGTGGCGGTAATAACTTACACGTAGCACATCGTTGATAGGAACACAATAGATGGTTTCATCTATGTAGGATAGCATACCTTTCCAGAGGATGGAATTATTACGGGTCTCTACTTTGATGATACCTTCCCTGTCGAATACTCCGTTACCTGACGTATACGTGTTTTTGAGTTTAATATCTCCTGTATTGATGTTTCCTATATGCAGTCTGTTGTTGTAGGTGATGGCGGTTGTACCGCCAAAATCAGAACGGAACAGATTGGCTAGCTGGATGCTCTCTTCTGCTTCTGTAACTCTTTTCAGGGTATGTTTCTTGCCGAGTTCTGTCTTGCTGATGAAGATGGAGTGATAGAAGACAAGATTGTCAATCTCCTGCTTGGCTGTAGATACGCTCATTTTTGGAAGATAGAACTTGCCTTGTCTGTGCTTGTCTCCGTCTGTAAAGGTAAACGTATCTACTGGCTTAGACAAATCAACAAAAGGATTTCCTTTAGTAAGGAATACGTCTACACCTTGAATGAGGTCGTAAATCTGCTCTAATGACTCGAATGTTATCTGTATATCATAAGCAGTCAGACTGCCAGCATTGCTAACATATATCTGTTTGTTGTCAGCGTTGAAGTTAATTTCGTCTATCGTGTTGTATATTCCGTTAAGGCGGAATATGTTAGATATGTTGTAGTAAGAACCATCGTATAGTCTTACTGCAACAACAGCAAAAGTGTTATATTTCTGATGCGTATCACCCAGTGATGCTAGTGTGCGATTATTTTCTGCATCAATGGCAGAGAAAACTTTCGGAACTTTATCTGCTGGTATATTTGTCACCCTGCGGTTACCTTCATTGTTATTTCCAAAACTTGACCATGAGAAGTAGTCCCAAAATACATCAGCTAAATCAGCAACAACACTACTGAACGATTCCGTTTTATTGATGCTTACTGATATATCGTAATCGAAATTGTTTCTTGCGAACATCGTGTAGCTGGCATTTGCAGGAATCCAATAACCATAAATGGTCTTTGAAACACCGACAAAACAGAGGATATTGCCTACTGCTGTGACGGCATTGACGTGGAATCCGTTGAGGTTGATGGTGTTCTTGGTTCCGTCTCCACCTTTCTCAGCCCAGTACCAAGTATCATCTGATTTGCGGATGATGTAGTGGGAGTGAATCGCTTCATCGTGTGTGACCTTATGCACCAGTTCGATGGTGTCCCCTGCATCCAGCGTGATGTTCGGCTCAGCTACTACTGGCTGGTGGATAGGGTGGAGTGCCCCATCCTCGTTGATGAGGTTGAGGCAGGTTGCCAACTCACCATCCTGACAATTATAGTCGGATGGTGAGTGTGTCAAGCCTTGAAATATTACATCTTGTCTTGTTGCCATGTGCTTAAATTTGAGTTTGGTCGCATGATTTCGTAATAAGGTTCTCCTTGTTGTGACTTGCGTGGGATGCAAGTAAGGCGAACCATTCTGTTGAGCGGAAGGTTGTACTTATCAAGGATGGCGGTGATGGAAGGGTAGTCACTTCTGAAACCTACCTTCTTATACTTCTGATTGAATTGAAGCTGTGCGAAGGCGGTGTTGGCTTTGCGAAGGTATTCCCAGTCCTCACGCATGCAGAATCCGTATGTATCTCTGTCAGATAACCAGAACACGAAGATAGAGGTGTCTAAACGTTCCTTGCGCATGATGTGGTCGTAGATGCCCTTGGAGAGCGTGACCGAGTTGGCTCTTCCGTCCAGTACCACAAAATCGTTGCGGTGTCTGAAACCATTTACTTTATCTATTAAATACTTGAATTTCATTTTGCAAATATACGATGAATTTATGTAATACTTACTTTATCCGTTGATGATTCACGTCTTTTTCTGTTGACGGCTTGCATCAGTCGGACGGTTCTCTTGGCATTCTCGCTGCGGAGACAACCACAAGAGCGTGTGAATCCTGAGAGCAGGGCGGAACTGAGGATTTTCTTTCCTCTGCCACAATCGCACTTGCATATCCAGTAGACTCCGTTTCTTGCTCCCTTTTCGGCAGGGGCTCGGCGGCAGACTACCAGTCTGCCAAACCTTTGCCCAGTGAGGTCTTTAATCTTAGCCATGTTACTTCTCAGCCAGTTTCTTTGCCTCTTCTACTGATACTGGCTTTCCGCTGAGAGGTATGCGGAAGTCGAACTTTGAACGGAAACCGTAATAGCCTACGAAATCGAAGCTCTGTTTCATACGCTCATCGGTGGTGATGTACTTCTTGTAAGCCTTCACCTCCTTCTCTGAGCGGTAGATGGTGGAGTTGACGAAGTAGGAACTGGTTCCCTTGTTGGCGATAACTGCAATAAAGAACTGCTTGCCAAGGAACTTTTCCTTGATACGCTGAATAATTGAGATTTTCTTTGTATTCATATATTAAATTTGATTAAATATTAAGAAGAATGCAGATAGGCTGCACTCTTAAAACTATTCGATTCCACAAGATACGATGCTGTCTTCTTTGTTGATGCCTCGGAAGTATTCGCATCGCTGGCAAGCAAGGCTACCTACGTATAGGATTTCGTTGGTGTACTTGCCGTATATGCCGAATGGGCAGGGAGTGGTGTACTCGAAATGCCCACCGATAAATTCGTTGACGTTAAATTTTGGATATTTCATTGCTAAATTATTTGTTTGTATTCTTTGTTTTTCCGTCTGCCATATCATCGCCAAGAATATCCTTGATTTTCTTTTCGATGTACTCATCAGAAGTGCATTCCTTTATTAAGGCATCAATGTTTGGTAATTCTACATCAACTCCGTCTTCTTGTGTTTTAGATGCAAGAATTTCCATTATCCATTTCGCCCAATTACCTTTAGTAAGGTCAATAAAAGTATCCTTTTGGCTTTCGTAGGCTTTCGTCAGCTCTCCGTTATCACGGAAATATCTGAGCACTTCCGTTAATGCCAAGACAAAGTTCTTGTCTAACATCGGGTTGCTCTTTGCCTCTTCCAGTTTAAGCATCAGGAAGAGTAATGATGAATGTAAATCTGTTTTATTCATAGTTACTTACTTTTTAGTTTTTATTTTTATTATCTAAATCTATGAGATAGCAAATAATGATAGAAATAATCATTATTGAAAAGAATGTATAAAAACCTTCATCGTGCAGGTCTGACAAAAACAAAGGACCAGTTTTATATACTTCATAAGTATGCCCTCCATTCCAAATAAGAGAGAATATGTCTGCTATGAGAATAAGGATAAAAGCAATCCCTATAGTCTTTAATGCTTTCAGAACAAAGTGCTTTATCTTCTTGAATAATTTTATTTTCATACTCTATTTATTTTGTTAAACTTATCGCCTTTTTGATACGATGGTCGAACTTGTTGCGGTATTTACACTTGCTCGAATTTTCACAGAACATAACACAACCATACTCGTTATAAGCTTCCTTAAACTTAGTTTTCCAGTAAGGAGAAGGGTGTTTACTTGGATAATCAGCATAAGTATCTGCATTCATTATCTTCTTCGCCAATCTAATCTTCATACGCTACTTCTCCTTATCGAATTTATTGTCAATGACCTTAATATACTTAAAGTATAAAGAATAAGGTATTCCATCAGTAATAGCAACAAATGCTCCGTCCATATATTCGATTACTGCTTTTACCTTGGAGGAACCCTTAAATAGGTCATATATCTCACGTTCTACTATATCACCTTCCCAGATTTCATTACCCTCACAATCTTTCAGTCCTGTGTACTGGCAGACTGTAGAAGGGTCAACGTCTGCTATACCATCTTTTAGGTGGTCTCCTCCTATACATACTCTATTTCCAAGATGCACTAAATCACCTTCAACCCATTCACATGAATTGAGTTTCTTAGCCTTGAACTTAATATCTTCTATTTTCATAAGCTACAATTATTTAAGTTTGACTGGCTCATCTTTCCAAGTAAGTTTTCTTCCGATGAGCTTCTTGATGCTGCCCTTTGGGAGTTTGATAGAGTCATATATTCTGTCTTGGCACTCACAGAATGTCGGAACCCATTGCCAACCAAAACATCTTTCAGGCATTGCTTCATAGATGTATTCGTCACCATTTTCGTTAACTGCTACAAATGCCATAACTATTCCTCCATTTATTTATTTTCGTTCAACGTTTCTTTTAATTCATATAATATCCGTTCTAACTCAGTAAGATTTCCATCCCAAGCGAGTGCTGCATCTTTCTTGCCATTAAGTAGAAATATGGCTTTATTGATGGAATCCTTTACAAATTCAGTATCTACTTCCTGTTCACTTCTTTTATATAGCCCATAACATGCCATCGCTAATGCAAAAATAAGTATTCCAAATTCTAAAGATATATTTATGTATGCGAGATAGATAAGTATTGAAAGAAGCATTATCATTCCAGTATAGAAGATACTATTATAAAAAGCATATTTGTTCATACTCAACCCTCCAACTCTTTAAGTGCTCCTTCCAAGTAACCAACAATCATTTTTTCTTTAAATTTTGAATAATAGTTACCATTCATATAACGAATAGTATTTTCAATAGCTGATTTTGTTTTTTCTTTGTTCATTTCTTATTCTCCTTTGCCTTTTTAAGATAAAATGTTCTCCAATCTTCAAAAGTCCAATCTCTTGTATCATGAGTAAGATTGAAAACTTCCGTATCTTTCTCTAACTGGAGTAATAGCCAAGCATAATCTTCATATCGCTGTTTTAGCAATCTCTTGCGACACAATCTTACATGCTTATATAACTTATAATCAGCGGTTGCAGCATCAAAGATTATTTTACCTACTATTGCTAATAGATAAGCAGATATAACCCCTAATGCAATCCAACCTAATATTGTTATTACTAAGTCCATATTTTCTTCTTTTTACCCTCTCCCTGTTGCCAAGGAGAGGGTGGTTAGTTACTCATTAACTTCAACAAACTTTCCGTTTTTAAGTTGATACCAAGTATCAGCCTTGATATTCTCTCCATCAACGTACTCAGTCTTAACACATACTGGAACATCACGTTTCTTTTCATCGCTCCATTTCCATTCTGCCAGAGTTATCCATGAGCCTACCTTTGCTTTCGCTATTGAACTGTTGCCAGCACACATGATAACGGAATCTTCTCCAGTGCTATTAATCTGAGCAGAGTCGCCCGATGAGCCAATCTGAGCAGAGTCGCCCGATGAGCCAATCTGAGCAGAGTAG